TCACGCCGCCGGCACCGCGCGCAATCGCCGCCCCGGCCGTCTCGCCTCGACCCCTGGCTTACCGTCCTCCAGCGCTGCCAACACCTGTCCCGCGTAATCCGCAGCCGCGTGCGTGTAGATCCACGTCACCTCGCCCGCACGCTCGTGCCCGAGGATCTCCTGCGTGATGACCTCGGGAACACCGCGCGCGTGCAGGCGCGACGCGAAGGCGTGCCGGGTGTCGTGGAAGTCGGGCCACCAGTCGGTGCGTTCGACCTTGACCGCCCGGGTCCGGCCGGTCGCCTCGTCCATCTGCTGCACGGTCACAGTGCGCACCGTCTTACGGACCACGCCGGCCTTCTCGATGGCTGTGGTCCACAGCCGCCGGAACGCCGACCGCCGGAGCGGCGCCCGGTACGGCTCGCCCTCGCTCCCATTCTGGCGGCTCCCCCGGCGCACCTTGTTCCGCCCGTGGAAGACCAACTCGTCTTCGCACAGCCCGTCCTTCGGCTCGGACGCGGTGCGGCTCGCGCCGGGTTCCCCAGACCACACTTCCCGCAGAACCTTGGCCGCCAGACCGGTCATGGGCACCGTGCGCAGGCCGGCGTCACTCTTGGGGTAGGCCTTCCGCTTGATCTTGCCGCGCGGTTCGACCAGGACTTCTCGGACGTGGATGCGCCGCTCCTCGAAGTCGACGTTGCACCAGCGCAGTCCGGCCAGCTCCTGGAAGCGCAGCCCCGTCTCCTGAGCGACGATCAGCAGGTTGTGGAAGTAATCCGGCAGCTGATGCCGGATGAGCCAGAGCTGGGCGTAGCTCGGTGGCCGCCTCTCCTCTGGGTGCTTCTTCTTGATCGGCGGGAGCTTGACGCCCTCGGCCGGGTTGAACGGGATGCGACGGTCGCGCTTCGCGTCTTCCAGCATCCGGTCCAGGACCTGGAAGCACTTCGTCACGGAACTGGCCGCGAGGGCACCGCCGTTGTCGTCGTGCAGCGAGTTGGTCCACATCTGGATTTCCCGCCAGGCCATCTCGAACAGCTTGACCGAGGCGAAGGTCGGGGCGATGTGGTTCCGCCACATCCCCTCGTCGCGCAGCTGCGCCTGGGTATAGTCCTCGATCCGCTTGAGGCCCTTGGTCTGGGTCGGCCACCACAGGTTCCACCAGGCGGTGAGGGTGATCTCGCCGCGGGCAGGGTCGATCCACGTTCGCTGCCGCATCGCGGTGCGCGTCTCCTCAAGGAAGGCGACGGCATCCTCGTACGTCGGCTTGGTCTTGCTGCGGTCCTTGCCGGAGGTGTCTGTGTACCGGGCTTCCCACGAGCCAGTGTGTTCGTCGGTGGCTGGCCGGTTGCCGGGGTATCGCTTCAGGCACGTTGGGCAGCCGCAGCGCATGGAGGGGTTAGGGCGTGGGTTGTTGGTGGCGGCCCGGGCGGGGGCCGTCTTCTTGCGCACCATCTGGTCGTGCTCCTGATCAGAGAGTGGGTGCGCCGGACTGGGTGAGGACCGGGGTGAGCTCGTCGGGGAGCGTCAGCGGGGTCCCGCAGAGGCAGTGGAGGCCGGCGCCGGGGAGGTTGGGTGCGCCGAGGTCCGTTACGAGGATCGCGTGCAGTTCTCTGATCAGGTCGTGGGGGTGGGTGCCCCTGGATACGAGGATGGTGACCTCGTCTGGGTCCCAGATAGCGATCGTCGGGAGTTCTTCGGCCACGGCGATGCGGATGCACACAGGTATCCCCCCAGGATTGCGGAGTACGCGTCTGACGTGGAACGTTCCGCTCCGGGAGGAAAGCGGGTGACTGATCGTACCCGCGCGTGTAGATGCTGTGTAGGTCAATCCGCGTGGTTTGTTTTACAGCGAACTAAATCAGGACATAGTCATTCCAATCCGCCGAGGAAATTCGGGAAAACAGGACGCCTCGACTTAGGCAACCCTAACTCTCTGTCACGAGGCAGAGACGATCCGCAGCATGATCTCGGCATCATCTACAAGCAGCCGCTGCTTGGTCTCCGGCAGTTGCCGGTAGAGCTGCAGCAGGCGCGCCTCACGCTCCGAGTCGGTCGGCCCGGGAGCCGGCCGCCCCACGGCTGCGAAGAATTCCCGTGGGCTGGTCTGCACGCCCCACTTGCGGAAGGCGTCGACCAACGCCCGCAGCTTCTCCGGGTCGATACGCGATGTGCCCCGCGTGCGGTTCATCCAGGCGTTGAGTGTCTGGTAGGAGATGCCGGCCTCTTCCGCGAGGCCCTTCTGCGTGCGGTCGGGGACCTGGGCGAGGAGGCGCTCCAGTAGTGCCGCCAGGTCCTCGCCTTCACGGGCGAGGTCCTCGGCGGGGCCTTGCTCGCCGGGGTGGTTCTGGTGGCTATTCACGCTCAGAGGATCGGGCATGAGCATCTACACGCGCAAGTAGATCCGGGAGTCATGACGCGTATTTGACGGTGCACCGGCGCATCTACATCGCCCCCCTACGCCCCTATAGAGCATCACGACACCCCTATGCACCCCTCTTGACGACATCCACATCCGCGTGCAGACTGTAGAAAGTGCAGGTCAGTGAAGAGCTGACGTCACCCCTATTCGGCCATGCGCCGGAGGAGCACCATGCGACGACTGGACAAAGGAGCCCCACTGCGGGCCGCCATGGAGGCGGCCGAGCTGGACATCCCGCGCCTCGCCGCCCGCACGAAGCGGATCGACCCCGAGGGCAAAGGCATCTCGGGCTCGTATGTCGGCTTCATCGTGGGGCGCGGCAAGAGCGCCCGCGAGGAGTGCAGTGACCGCGCGGCCGAGCTCATCGCGGCCGCCCTCGACAGGGAGGTCGACGACCTCTTCGAGACGCCCGTCCTCATGCTCGCGGAATCTACATCCACCAGAGGATCGGGGATGCCGAAACGCCAGAAGAGGCCGCCGGCACTGCCGGAGCGGCTCATGGACCAGCACGAGCTCTCCGAGTTCCTGCGGAAGTCCATGAGCTGGATCGACGCCCAGATCAGGGACGCCCGGGACCGCGGCGAGCTGTGGCCCGGCCTGATCTACGTCGGCACCAGCCGCCGCTTCGACCCACACGCCGTCCTCGACGCGATGCGGAAGCGCACGCCCGCGTGACGCACGAAGGCCGCCCCGGATGCGACCCGGAACGGCCCTCAGCACAAACCGAAAACCCCTACTGCAAAGGAGATCTGGCTGTGTCTTCCCAGGCTAACGCCAAGATCAGCCCCACGGGAGACCCCATGGTGGCCCAGGCTGCTGCGGGTGACCGCGACGCCTTCGCCATCATCTACAACGAACACCGCGACAGCGTGTATCGCTTCCTGCTCAAGCGGACCCGGAACAGCGACCTCGCCGAGGACCTGACCCAGGACGTCTTCGCTCGAGCGCTGCGGAGCATCGGGACCTTCGCGGAGCGGACGGCGACCGGGGGCGTCGGCGGCTGGCTCTACACCATCGCCCGCAACATCCACATCGACCACTGCCGGTCCGGCAGGACCCGGCTGGAAATGCCGGTGGCCGAGTTCCACGACGTCGACGAGCGGTACGTCAGCGCGGAGAACAACGCCCTTCGGGACCTGGAAGCGATCGAGGCAGCGGCCAATGTTCAGGCCGCGCTGACGTCCCTGAACCCGTACCAGCGGCGGTGCATCGAGCTGCGGTACATCGACGAGCTCTCCGTGGAGGAAGTCGCCGTCGCCCTGGGGAAGCCCACCGGCGCGGTGAAAACCCTTGCCTTCCGCTCCCTGCGGCGGATGGCGATCGCGCTCACCTCCGAGGAGGTCGCGGCGTGAACAAGAACATCCCGCACGCGACCCAGGTCATCCGCAAGACCCTGGCATCGAGCGGAAGCGACCCGGCGGCGGCCATCGCTCACGCCCTCGACGGTGTCCGGCTCCTCGCAGACCCGGAGAGGTCCGGCCTCGTCCTCCACCGCACCCCGGCCGGCGGCTGGGAGCGCGAGCACCAGGAGCAAGACGAGTCGGCGAAGGAGACCGAGCTGGAGGCGCAGGCCCGGGCCTGGGACGCCACCTGCGAACGGGCCCGCCAGCTCGCGGCCGCCATCCAGGAGCGGCTGGGCGAGCACCCGGCGTTCCAGAACGTGCAGGCCGACCGTGACGCGGTTCTGGTCGCGCTCCACATCACCGACCAGTCGCACTGGCCCCAGTGGCGTCGCTGGTTCGGCATCACGCACGACCGCGAGGTGCCGCAGCCGTACATGGTGGCTGGTGAGGGCTACCGGGACGGGATTCGTGTGTCCGTCCTGGCCTACCACCTGCCGCAGGCGCGCGAGCTCGCCCGGGAAATCGCGAAGCAGCCGTACGAATTCGAGGGGAACATCTACGACCTGGCGCTCCCGCAGCGCGACGCGTCCGGGGACATCTGGTGGTACCAGGGCGTTCGCACGTCGGACGGGATGCCGATGCTGTCGATGACGGCCCGGCCGGAGCGCTGCTCCCTGGCCAACATCATCAATCAGGTGGGCCCGCTGACGCCCGTCACGGACACCACGTCACCGCAGGCCACGCCCGTCATGACGGGTGGTGAGACGGCGTGAAGAACCAGATCCCCGTGCAGGCGGCCGTAGTGCAGATGCTGCTTGCCAAGCGCCCGCGTCTGGCCCAGCTGCCGATCGACTGGAAGCTCCAGAACGACGGCAACATCTTCCTGGACTCGGCTTGGGGCACTCCGCCCAGCCAGGTCGTGGAGATCGCCCAGGAGCTCGTGCGGGCGCTGCGCGGTGCCACGGTCGAGGTCAGCGAAGACCGCGTGTTCGCCAACTCCGGTCGCCCCTACCGGTCCCACAACGTCCGCAGCAGCCAGTCGGGTGTGCGGATCTACTACGAGGGCTTCGAGTACCTCGACGGGCACGGCGACGTGCTGCCCAAGGGTGGTGAGTCCGCATGAGGCGCAAGCAGGTCGATCACGCGACTGTCGCTGCTGGCTGCCGTGCCAACCCTGGCCAGTGGGAGAAGGTTGGCGAGTACGGCTCGGTTGAGTCCGCCGACGCGATGGTACGGGCGATCCGTGGGGCGCTGCGGAAGTCGAAGCAGCCGTCCGTGTACGCCCCGGCCGGCGCCTTCGAGGCACGCAGGGAACCGACTCGGTACGGGGCCCGGGTGGAAGCCCGCTTCGTCGGCGAGCCGGTGAAGGACGTCGAGATTGCTGTGCGCGAGCTCGGGTCCCTTCCTGTCCCCGCTGGGGACTACATCGGTCTCACGGCGAAGCAGCGGACCACGATCGCCGAGCAGCTCGGTGACGTGCGTCCTGCCACCCCGGGTCTGCTGGTGGCCTTCGGCGAGTCGGTGCGGAACCGCAGGGAGCACGCCCATCCCACGTGGGAGGACCTCTACTGCATGAACCTGTCCTCGTACATGGGGGAGCGGATGGCGCCGGTACTGCGCCGCCTGCTGGACCTGGAGGACGAGGTCGAGCAGCTGCGGACACCGAGCCCGGACCGGCTGACGCGCACCTTCGCCCCCACGCAGGTGCTCCGTGAAGAGGACCGGGCTGAGGTGCCCGCGCTCACCATCTACCGAGTGTTCTGGGACACGTTGCCCCTCGGCCAATACACGAGGGAGGCCGAGGCCCGGAAGCACTGCGAGGCCCACGCTCGCCGCGACCTGCCCACCGCCGTCTTCGACTGGATCGAGGACGAGGAGGACGGCATCGCCGAGCTGGTCGCCGCCATCGGCCAGGACGAGCGGTCGACCGGTTACGTCGTAGACGCGCTGGAGATCGCCTCCGAGTACAACCCGGAGGCGGACGAGTGAGCGCGTACAGCAGGGCCTACCGGGCCCTCACCTCCACCGAGGCCCTCCGTCCTGAGGAGGCCGCTGGCCTGCTGGCCGACCTCCGTAGGGAGACCGGCGCGGACCTCGCGGACGCCGTCGAGAGGCAGCTCAGCGGAACGGGCGTGCGGACGGAGTCCGACTCGGACGGCAGCTACCGGAGGAAGCAGCGCGCGTTCGCCGCCTCCATGCGCGTCGTCAATGCCATCCGCCGCCTGGCCGCCGCCCGCATCCAGCCGGCTGAGGACGACGCCCAGCCGCGCCCCGCGCAGTCGCCCTTCTCCCCCTCCAACTTCCCGAACCAGCGCAACCGGAGCACCACATGACGTTCACCTTCCAGCAGGCCACCCGCGAGACCGCGAAGGCCCGCATCGCCCTCCAGGGCCCCGGCGGCTCCGGCAAGACGAAGACCGCCCTCCGCATGGCCGAGGGCCTCGCCAAGGGCGGCCCGATCGGCGTCGTCGACACCGAGCGCGGCTCCGCCCTCAAGTACGCCCCCGTCCCCGGCCGCCCCGACATCGAGGCTCACGAGTTCGCCCACCTGCCGATGGCGTACTGCTCCCCGGAGAACCTCATCGACGCGGTGAAGGCCGCCGAGGAAGCCCGGCTCGCCGTCCTCATCATCGACTCCTGGAGCCACTTCTGGGCGGGCAAAGGCGGACTCCTCGCCCGCGTCGAGGAGGAGGGCAAGAAGATCAGCGGCGGGAAGTTCTCCGCCTGGGACCCGGTCAACAAGCTGGAGCAGGACATGCTGGACGCCCTGCTCGGCTTCCCCGGCCACGTCATCGTCACCATGCGGACGAAGAACGACTACGAGCTGAATGGCGGCAAGGTCAAGAAGCTGGGCGTCAAGACCGTCCAGCGCGAGGGCGCCGAGTACGAAGTCGACGTCGTGATCGACATGGTCGAAGGCACCGGCACCGTCACCAAGACCCGGTACACGGCCCTGGACGGCGCCTGTGTCCACCACCCCGGCGAGGACTTCGCCGAGGCAATCCTGGAGCAGCTCGGCCAGGGCGTCGACCCCGTCCAGGTCATCGTGGACGCCCTGGTCACCGACGGCCTGACGTACGAGCGCGCCCTGGAGCTGCACGGCCAAGCGAGGGCCCGGAACCTCCTCGGTGCCGACCTGCTGCACCCGAAGTCGGGCGAGCCCGCGAAGCTCGGGGACGTCATCGTGGAGTACGGGCAGGCCGTCAAGCCCGTCATGACGGGCGTCACGAACACCCCGTCGGCCCCGTCAACGCCCCCCGGCAGGGAGAACCAGGGCACCCCGCCAGCCACCCCGGCCGACGCTGAGCAAGGCCAGGGCCCGACCCCCGTCAGCGCGCCGCAGATGCGCATGATGCACGCCTGCTTCGCCAAGGTCGGCCTGGGCCACAAGGACTCCCGCGACGCGCGGCTCCGGGCGACCGCGCTCATCATCGGCCGCCCGATCGGATCCGCGAACGAGCTGACCAAGGACGAGGCGCAGACCCTCCTCGACACGCTCACCAACTACGGCGAGCGCGGCGAGACCGCGGCCCCCGACTTCGCCGCGATGGTCAGCGGCCTGGAGAACGCTGCCCGCGAGGCCGCCGAGCAGGACGCCCGCCAGCCCGCCGCCTGATTCACCACTGACCGCGGGCCCGCCCCGACCCCATGCGGGGCGGGCCCGCACCCCCCGAGAGAGGAGGTGCACCACAGTGGTGAACCCCACCATCGAGCAGGCCGACGCGATCGCCTCGTACGGCGATGGGCTCGACCTGGTTCTCCAGGCCGGCGCGGGCTGCGGCAAGTCGTCCACGCTGAAGATGATCGCGCGGAGCGACCGTAGGCGCCGGATGACCTACGTCGCCTACAACGCGTCCATCGCAGCAGACGCCCGTCGCAGCTTCCCGTCCAACGTCATGGCCAAGACCGGTCACGGCCTCGCCTTCGACCAGCGGTACGGCGAGCGTCTCCGCCGCCCGCGCCAGACCGCCCACCAGGCGGCGCAGGCTCTGGACGTCCGCTCGGTCCTCGGCATCATCGGCGCGACACCGACGATCCGCACGGACCTGGGCCAGCCGAAGGCCATGACGTCCAAGATCATCATGCGGGCGGCCCTGGACACCGTCGAGCGCTTCTGTCACAGCGCCGACGACGAGATCGCCCCGCGCCACATCCCGCACTACGACGGCCTCACCAAGAAGAACGCACGCAGCGAGCTGGAGAAGCTCGTCCTTCCGGTCGCCCGCGCGGCCTGGGAGGACTTGAAGCAGGACGACAGCGTCCTCAATCTCAACCACGACCACTACCTGAAGATGTGGGCCCTCAGTCGGCCCCGCATCCCGACAGACGTGGTCCTGCTCGACGAGGCCCAGGACACCAACGACGTGCTCTCCGCCGTCCTCCTGGACCAGGAACACGCGCAGCGCATCGCCGTCGGCGACTCCGCCCAGCAGATCTACAGCTGGCGCGGGGCCAATGATGCCCTGGCCAAGTTCGTGAACGAGCTGGGCTGCAACGAGCTGACCCTCAGCCAGTCCTTCCGGTTCGGCCCGGCCATCGCCGCCCGGGCCAACGTCTGGCTGCGGCTCATCGACGCCCCGCTCCGCCTCACCGGCTGGGACGCCGCCGAGTCCACGGTCGGCCAGCTCGACGCACCCGACGCGATCCTCTGCCGCACCAACGCGGGCGCCATGGGCATCGTCATGGAAGGCCTCGCCGCTGGCCGGAAGGTCGCCCTCGTCAACGGAGGTGGCGACATCAAGAGGCTCGCTTGGGCTGCCGAGGCCCTCCAGAACGGGCAGCCCACCGATCATCCCGAGCTGATGGGCTTCGCCTCCTGGGACGACGTCCGCCAGTACGCGGCCGAGGAGGACGGCTCCCTCGAGGTCCTGGTGAAGCTCATCGATGAGCACGGGCCGCAGAGGATCGTCGCAGCGGCGGACGGACTGTGCTCGGAGCAGCAGGCCGAGCTGGTCGTCTCCACCGCACACCGGTCGAAGGGCCGCGAGTGGCCGGCCGTCCGCATCCACGCCGACTTCCGGGCGCCGAAGCCAGACCAGAAGACCGGCCTGGTCGTCCTCCCGCGCGAGGAGGCCCGCCTGGCGTACGTCGCAGTGACCCGGGCGCGCGAGCAGCTCGACGACTCCGCCCTCGCCTGGGTGCGCGACGTGACGGCGGTGAGCGCATGACGTACCGCGTCGACCCCGCCAAGCCTGCCTGTGGAGTCCCGGTCGGACGACAGCGGGACTGGATCCCGGTCACCACTCTGGCCGTTCCCACTGTGTGGCTGGCCACCGCCGACGGCCTCATCTGCCTCGACCTGGTCGCCGTCGAGCTCGCGGTCAACGGCAGGCGCCAGTCGCTCACGCCGTACGAGTCCGCCTTCGCGGCCGACTTCATGTTCCAGCGCGGCGTGACGCGCACGACGATCGCGAAGCGGCTGTGGCTGAGCGGGTCGATGCTCGGCAAGTGGTTCCCCACCGATGACACGCCGCTGCATGAGGCCCTGACCCGGGTTCAGACCCGGGCCGAGGCGCTCAAGGCGGCATACGAGGCAACGGGGAGCCGCTCTCGTGCGCGCTGCGGCACGTACGTCGGCGCCCAGAAGCACCAGCAGGCCAAGGAGCCCGTGTGCGAACCGTGCAGGGAAGCGAAGCGGGCCGCTGATCGCCACTACCGGGAGCACGGCACGTACATCGGTGCTCCGGAGGTCGCTGTATGACGCCCGTCACGACGCCCGTCATGTACCCGCGACCAGCACTGATCCGTTGGATCAAGACCGACCGAACGGAGGCCCCGTGATGGATCGAGAGTGGGAGTTGCAGGCCGCCTGCAGATGGCGGGAACCGGACATCTTCTTCTCGTCGAAGTCGGTCGGCCTGGCTCGGCAGATCTGCCGCGGCTGCCCGGTCCGGATGGAGTGCCTGGAGTCCGCGCTCGTCCGCGAGGACGGAATCGGCAAGGGGCTTAGGACCGGCATCGTCGCCGGGATCACCGGGGCGCAGCGGTGGGCGATCGAGCAGCAGCGGAAGGCCGCCGCCAAGGCCATCGCGAAGCCTGCGAAGAAGCCCCAGGCCAAGAAGCAGAGCACGCGCCGGTGGAACCTCGCTCCGTGCGGCACACGCCCGGCGTACCAGCGGCACGTGCGTAAGGGCGAGCCCATCGATGACGCCTGCCGGATCGCGAACGCGGCAGGCAAGCGCGAGCACCAGCGCACCGGCTCCACCCAGGTTCCGGCCGGCCGATAGGCGCCGGTGGCCTGGCGGATGAGACCGGCCGCCAGGCCACCGGTCACCAACCACCCCTAGGAGACAAGCACGTGGGCAGCCGCCTGTACGTCGAGGTGCTCGACTACGCACCGACGACGCTGACGCACCGCGAGAAGCTCGCGCTCTCGGTGCTGGCGGACGATGCCCGGGACTCGACGAGGGTCACCTGGTCCTCCGTGGAGTCCGCGAAGATCCTCCGCCGCGCGCAGGTGTCGCGCCCCCAGATCTACGAAGTGATCAAGGCGCTGGTGAAGAAGGGCGTCCTGGAGAAGGTCGCGGCCGGCCAGAAGAACGGCACCGCGAAGTACCGGATCCTGCCGCTTCAGTGTCCGGAAATCCCAGACGCTGACGAAGACGCTCAGGATCCGGATTGTCCTGACACTGACGACGCTCAGAGTCCGGGAACTCCGGACCCTGGACCCGAACTTGAGGGTCCGGAAATCCCGGACACTGACCCGGCTCAGCATCCGGAAACTCCGGACACTGACGCTGAAGCCCAGTGTCCGGAAAACCCGGACACTGACGAGTCTCAGTGTCCGGAAACACCGGACGTCAGTGTCCGGGAATCCCGGACACCTACTCTCTCTCCTCTCTCTACAGGACCTCTCTCGTTCGCGGACTCCCCGTCGTCGACCGAAGGTCACGACGACGCGCCAACAGACGAGGTCCTCGAGGGAGAGCCAGTCGACGAGGCTGAGGCCGTCGACTCCGACGCCCCTGTCACCGCACAGACGATCGTGGGCGAGTGGCTGGACCGCTGTGCCGAGCGGCCGCCCACCCGCGTCATCGGCCAGATGGCCAAGGAGATCCACGTCCTCCTCGATGAGGACCGGATCCACCCCGACTGGATCCGGCGCGGCATCGCCCGCTGGATGCAGCGCGGCCTCCACCCCTCGACGCTCGCCAGCGTCGTGAACGAGGTCATGAACACCACCGGCGGCCCGGCCGGCACTCGTGCGCCCGGCCAGCAGCCCGCCAACTCCCTCTACGACCCGGCCAGCGGCACGACCGTCTTCGACCGCGCCCGTGCCCGCGCCGCCGCCCGCACCGCCGCCCAGGAAGGACAAGGCCAGTGACCCAGGACGAAGCGATCCTGCTGCTCGAATACGTCGCCGCGGCCTGCCCCGCACAGCGCATCGGCGAGTTCACCCCCGACGTCTGGGGCGAGCTGTTCGCCCCGTACACCCTCGACGACGCCCGGGCTGCCGTCCTCGTCATCGCCTGCCGGGAGCGGTTCATCGCCCCCGCCGACGTCATCACCGAGATCAAGGCCCGTCGCGCCGAGCGCATCGAGCTGGCGAACATCGTCATCGACGGCGACCCGAGCCACACCGGCGCCGAGTCCGCCGCTTCCCTCCGCGAGATCATCCAAGCCGCTGGAGACGGCCTCACAGGCCCCAGCAGTATCCGCGCCTCCCTCGGGGCCGTAGATCGCCTCGCGCTGCCTCCAGGAGCCGATCATGGCCCGTACGAGGGCCGTGCAGCCGCCGCCCGAGCTGCCATCGGCAAGATGCCGACCGGCGGCGACCGCTCCGCGGACCCCCGCGCACGCGCCTGCCGACGCTGCGGCGCAGCACCCGGGAGCAGCTGCACCACCGGCGGTCGCCGACGCCGCGACGTCCACCCCATCAGGCTGGAGGACACCCAGCGCGAGGCTGCCGGCCTTCCCCTGGCCGACCTGGACGCCGCCGAGGCCCGCATCAAGGCCGCCTCTGCCGCCGCCCTCGACCGCACCCCCGACGACGACCAGGAGCAGGAGGCGAAGGCGTCATGACGGACCTCCCCCGCCAGCGCAGGCCGTACCGATTCGCCGCGATGGCCGTCCAGTGCACCTGGTGCCGCTCGCGCGCCGGAGAGCTGTGCACGAACCAGCGCGGCAGCGTCGACCGGCGCCGGGACGTCCACGCGGCCCGCATGGCCGAATGGATCAGGGTCATGTCAACCCGGTGCCCTGAGCGGACCTGCCAGGCCCCCGCACAGCAGCCCTGCACCCTCACCCCCGACGTCCACCAGACCCGCATCCTCGCGGCCAACACCCCGACCACCACCACGCCATGAGACGACTCCTCCCGTGCCGAGACTGCCGCCGCCCCGTCCTCTGGACCACCACCGAGGCCGGGAAGAAACTCGCCGTCGACCCCGACCCCGACCCCACCGGCAACACCGCCGTGTGGCGGGACGGAACCGGCGCCGTACGGTCCCGCCGACCCACGGCCGAGCTCCCCCTCACCGGCTGGGAGCGGCTGTACATGCCGCACGTCGCCACCTGTCCCACCCGCGTCCAGCAGCTTGCCCTCCCCGGCGCCCTCCCGGCCGGGGTGACCAGCCTCGACGCCCACCGCCGAAAGAAGCGCCGATGAAGTGCCGCTACTGCCCGCGCCGACTCCGCACGAAGGAGTCCAAGGCCCGCGGCTACGGCCTGATCTGCGGACAGAAACTCGGCCTGATCCCGAAGCCGGTACCCCGTCAGAGCTCGGCGATGACGCAGCTCACGCCCGTCATGACGTCCACCGTCCACCCCGGACAGACCGCCATTCCCATCCAGCCCGAACTGCCGAAGGAGTGACCGTGCCGCCTTACGACGGCCACCACACCGCCACCAAGGACACGGGCAGACGACGTCTCTTCCGCCCGCAGAAACTCACCGCCGCTCAGCGGGGCGAGATCGGCCACCGTCTCGCCGCTGGTGAACGTACCGCGGATCTCGCCGTCGAGTTCGGAGTGTCCCGCTCCACCATCAACCGCCACCGATAAGGAGAACTGACCTTGCTGCCCACCCTCACCGGCGTCGGCCGACTCACCGGCGACCCGGAGCTCCGTTTCACCCAGGCCGGGAAGGCCGTCGCATCCATCGCCCTCGCTTTCAACTCCCGCCGCCTCAACCAGCAGACCCAGCAGTGGGAGGACGGCGACACCTTCTTCGTCCGCGGCACCGTCTGGGAGCGCATGGCCGAGAACGCCACCGAGACCTTGTCCAAGGGCATGGAGGTCCTGGTCTCGGGTGAGCTGCGCACCGAGCGCTGGGAGAAGGACGGTCAAAAGCATGAGCGGCCGGCCCTCCTCATCCGCTCCATCGCGCCGAACCTGGCGTACGCCATCGCCACGGTATCCAAGGACGCCGCGAGCCAGCAGAACGGCCAGGGCGGCCAGCGCCAGGCCGGACGCCCCCCGCAGAGCGGCCACCAGCAGCAGAACCGCCAGGGCCCGTCCCAGGACGACCCCTGGGCTGTCGACAACGCCAACGGCTACAGCAACGAACCCCCGTTCTGATGCGCACCACCATCGCCATCGCGGCCGCAGCCGTACTACTCCTCGCCTGCCACCCAGCCGGCACCGCAGTACCGGCACCCTCACCACGACCCGCGCCCATCGCCCCGGAGCACACCTGATGGCCGCCCTCCTCAAACTCCCCGGAGGCACCCAGGACGCCTCCGAACTCGTCGAAGCACTCCTCGTAGCCGCCCAGGCCCGAGAAGACACCGCCCCCCAACTCGCCGCCCGCTGGCGCCGCATCGCCGACAACATCGGCGACGCACTCGACGCCCTCCCACCACCACGACACACCGACTGACCGCCCACGAGGACAGGGACCCCCACGCAGGGACCCACCTCCGGCCACCACACCGGAGCATGTCCATGACCAATCAGACCCCCGACAGGAACCAGGAACCGGAACCGGTTCGCACCTGGTTCGCGCGCCTGTTCCGCAGGCCGACGCCCGTCATGACGCCCCCTCGGACCGAGGGCGAGCGCATCCTCCGCCTCACGCAGGACCTCACCACCGCTCTGGGCGACGCCGCCCGGTGGAAGCGGCACGCCGACACCTTCGACGCCGAGCGCGACACTGCGGTGAAGGCATTCAACGCGAAGGTCCTGGAGCTGGAGGACCGTACGAAGGAGCGGGACGGCGCGTACCGCGAGCGGGCTCAGCTCCTCGCCTGGCTCGCCGCCCTCCACCCCGCCACCACCGTGATCACGCAGTCCCCGGACGTGGACGAGGACGGTTGGCAGCTGCTGTATCTCGTGGCCGGCGGCTGGCAGATGTCGTGGCACATCCACCCGCGCGACGCCGAGTTGTTCCGGCACGTGACGGTGGTCGACGTGACCGATCCGCGGGCGCAGTGGGACGGGCACGGCACGGTGCAGAAGTACGAGCGGATCCACAACCACGTCCGGCTCCTGGCGCTCGACGAGTTGGGCGTTGACGGTTCGATGACGGGCGTCATGACGGACCCGCAGGAGCCGCGGAGTGCGTGACACCCTCGCGAACCCGCAGGCCGACGGTGTCAGCTTCGGGGGTGGTCAGCAATCCATGGCCATCATGGTCATGGCTGCCCACGGGGAGCTGCCCTACCGCCGGTTCTACTTCTGCAACGTCGGCGACGACAGCGAGTACCCCGCGACCCTTCGCTACGTCGAGGAGTACGCCAAGCCTTACGCCGCCGAGAACGGCCTGGCGCTCGTCGAGCTGCGCCGCGTCATCCAGTCAGGCCCGGATAAGGGTCAGGAGCGCACCCTTCTCCAGGAGATCCGCCGCCCCGGCTCCCGATCGATCCCCTTTCCCATGCGCGTCGCCAACGGCATGCCCGGCACCCGCGCCTGCACCGAGAAGTACAAGCGCCAGCTCGTCGCCCGCGAAACACGCCGCCGCGGCGCCACCCCCGAGCAGCCGGCCCAGCTCGCCATCGGGATCAGCCTCGACGAGATCGGCCGCGCCAAGGACAGCAACATCGCTCACCAGGTCAACGTGCACCCGCTGCTCGATCTCGGCCTGCGCCGCACCGACTGCCAGCGCATCATCACCGCAGTCGGTCTGCCCGTCCCGCCCAAGTCGGCCTGCTGGTTCTGTCCGATGAAGACGCCCGAGCAGTGGCGCCGCATGCGGCAGGAGGAGCCCAACCACTTCGCCGATGCCTGCCGGCTGGAGACCGAGATGATCGCCCGTCGGGCCAACCTCGGCAAGGACCCGATGTACATGACCCGCTTCGGCAAGCCCCTCGCCGAGGCGATCCCCGACGGCACGGACCCACTCCCGTTCTTCGACGAGGACGACGGCTGCGACGACAGCGCTTGCTTCACATGACACGCGCAGCCGCCCCTGTCCAACCCAGGGGCGGCCCCAGCCACCATCCCATCCTCACCACCAGGAGCAGCAGCACATGACCCTGCCCATCGCCTTCGTGGACTGCGAAACCACCCACCTCGACGCCGAGATCGGCGAGGCCTGGGAAGTCGCCGTCATCCTCCGCGAGCAGGACGGCACCACGACCACCGAAACCGAGTACGTCTGGCAGTTCTCCGTCGACCTGGAGCACGCCGACCCCGAAGCCCTGCGTATCGGCCGCTTCCACGAACGCCGCCAGTTGGCCACCGGCGCCGCCCTGGCAGCGTTCACCGGCGCTGTCCCGGCCGTCCTGATGAGCCGCGCCGAGGCCGTCCAGGCCATCGTCAGCGTGCTGTCCGGCGCGATCCTGGTCGGCAGCAACCCGGGCTTCGACGACCGTTTCCTCCGCAAGCTCCTCGGCCCAGGCGGCGCCCAGTGGCACTACCGGCCGTACGACATCATCCAGCTCGCCGCCGCGAAGTTCGGCGCCCAGGCCGCCGGTCCCCTCCCATGGCGGGCGCACGTGCTGTCCCGAGCCGTCGGCGTCGAACCGCCCACGGCCGAGGCCGCGCACACCGCGCTCGGCGACGCCCGCTGGGCCCGCGACGTGTACGACGCCGCGATGGCCCGGGAGACGGTCCCGCTGACCTGGGAGGGCCGTGCCCAGCACGCCATCGGCCTATACACCAAGACCGCCATCGAGCTGGAGGACACCCGCCGCGACCTCCGAGCAGCAATGACCGCCATCAGCCAGGTCCACGAACTCGCGCGCCTCTGGGACATCGACGGGCCGCCGCCCTTCACCCGCCCGCTCACCGACCTGCGCGCAGCCCTCGGCATCCCGTCACAGCCCGTCATGACGGTCGTCACCCACCACTACGGCCGCGCCTGGGTAGGCCACGAGATCGAGGACGCCTGCCCCTGCACCAAGGCACCGTGCGGCCTCGTCGCTCAGTCCGTCCCCGAGTGCACCCAGCACCGTGCGGACAAGAGCACGCGGCAGTCGCACCCGGCGGACGCCTGCCCAGGCCCGGACAAGACCGCCTCCGTGCCGCGCACCGAACGAGAGCACTGGGTGAACATCGCCAACGCCCTGAACGCTGCCGAGGACGCGGGAATGTCCGTAGGCATCGACCTGGACGGCACCCTCACTGACCACACCGCCTGGTCGGTGATCTGGGACTCGGTCGCCAAGCGCTGGACGGTCAGCGGATACGACGCCGAAGACGACGAGACCCCGTGCGTCTGCACTGTCGGCGAGCCCTGCGGCTGCAACGACCAGGACGACGACGAGCCGGAGGAGTTCGAGGAGGGCGGCGACTCCGACAGCGACGTCCTGGAACTGATCTCCGAGATCGCCGGACGCCTCCGCGACGCCACCGACGAAGGCGAGTACCACGCCGTCGGCCTGATCAGCGACCTCGCCACCGGCTGCATGCCCGTCGCGGAAGCCCGGGCCGCACTCGCCGAGATCACCTTCCGGCACGTCTGACCGGACCGGCCGCCCGCTGGCAGCGCGGGCGGCCGGCCCCCAACCCCACCACCAGGAGCAGCACATGTCCATGGACGACCGACCCAAGGCGCTCGACCCCCTGCTCGCCCACGTCGCCGACCAGCTCCCCGACGAGGAGACCACCACCGCCGAGGCCCACGCCGCCATCGCCCCGCTCAAGGCGAAGGCCCGCGAGCTGAAGGCGCAGGAGCACGTCGAGATCCGCTCGGCCACCCTTCGCCAGGCCATCGACCTCGCCCGAGAGGAAGGCAACCGCCTCGAAGAGGTCGCCGGCATCGCCCAGGCCCGCGGAGCCCGATCCGTCGCCTACATCCTCCGCAAGCTGCTTGCGAAGGAGCAGCCCCTCGCCGTCGACATTCCGGCAGGGACAGACACGACCGGCATCGTCCGCTTCCCAGTCGCCCGCTCCGTCGTCTACGTCGTCCGCGGTGCCCCGGAGGTGCCGGACGAGTACAACGAGACCCGCACCATCGCCCCGACGGAACTCAGCCTGACCTACCGCGCCACGGCCGACAGTCAGCTCGGCCGCATCCACGCCTACGTCAAGGGCTGGTGGATGCAGGACGGCGCCCGCGTCCACGCGGAAGCTGTCGGCCGGCACTTCTGGGGCCGGGACCTCGCGAGCTGGCCGGAGTGGCTCGCGACTGAGGCCCGCCTGCACGACCCGGAGGCGAACCCGTCATGACGGGCGTCGCCGCGTACCTGACCTGCGTCATCGCCATCGCCGCGATCCTCTGCTGCCACCACGGCGAGGACGGCCGGACCGTCGGCCGCGCGACCCTCCGCACCGTCCGCCGCCGCGGCCCGTCCTGGGCGTACGGCCCGATCCGAGCACGCCGCTATGCCCACCGCACCCGACAGGACTCGTCATGACGCCCACCTGCCCCAGCTGCCGCACCCGCAGCCGCCGCCCCGGCCAGTACCTCTGCCCGCCCTGCTGGAACCAGCTCCCCCCGCCGGTCCGGCGCGCGCTTACCCGCCGTGGCGACCGAGGCAAGGCCCTCGCCCGCCTCCGCCAGCTGCACAACCAGCTCGAGAACGGCGTCCCCCTCGATGAGATCCGGATCACCTCATGACCGCCCACTCTCGGGACCGCCGTATCGCCCGAGTCCTCACCCTCGGCGCGGGCGGCACAGCGGCAGCCGGCCTCTGGTCGTTCCCCGCCCACCCGTGGCTCACCCTGGCCGCCCTGTACGTTGCCGCAGTTTTCGCCTGGTGCGCGGTCGGCCACCGTGCCGCGCACCGGCGGCAAGTCGCCGAGGACGGCTGGTGGGAGCGCCGCGTACTCGGCGAGTGCCCTGCCCCGTTGAACCCTTGCTGCCTCCTCTCGCACTACAGCGACGGTGCAGTACACGACCGGCACCGGTGCACAGACCTGTTCCGGCACCTCGCCGCCCACCTCACCGACGAACACCGGAGCAGCCCATGATCCCGCCCGAGCGCACCCCCACCGACCGGGCCCGCGTGCACATCAAGGCCCTGATCGACGAGACGAAGCACCAGGCCACCAACGCCCCGCTGCCCGTGCAAACCTTCCTGTCCGGCATGCTCTCCGGCCTCGCCGCCTCCGTGGAGATCCTCAACGGTGAGACGGCGGAGAAGTCGATGGAGCTGATGGCGCAGCGCCTGGCGGCCGCGATCGGCCAGGCGTACCTGGACGGCAAGCTCCCGCCCACGCCGCCAAGCGAGGAGGACCAGGCGGCCGAGGAACCCCGTCGTACCGCGCGTAGGGCCAGCATCCACGAGCGGCTGAACCAACTCGCCCACCGCGGCATCCTCGCGGCCAGCGCGGCTGAGTTGCTGCGGAACCAGGTTGAGGCTGAGATGCGTGAGGCCGACACCGCGCGCGCCGTCGCGGCCGGAAACCTGCGGCACGTGAGGATCCTCATCCCCGAGCTGGAGCAGGCGCAGGCCGCTGTCGGGCGGGTGCGCGCCCTGGCGGCCGACATGCACACCTGGTGCAGCCCCCATGGGGTCGCGACCGACTACGCGAAGCGGATCGAGGACGCCCTCGACGCCCCCGTCACGACGCCCGTCACCAGCGTCAACGCCGACCCCGGCGGCTGGAAGACCGCGGACCACGTCGGCCACGGCACCCCATGCGAGAAACAGGCCGACGGCTCGTGCTCCAGCCCCGGCGCGCCCACGCTGCGCGACCAGATCGCTGCCGCGCTGTACGAGCGCGAGCGCCCGCCCCGCGACCCCGCCTGGGCCGACGCCTACCCCGCGGACCGCGAGGTGTTCGAGGCCATGGCCGACGCCGTCCTGACCGTGATCCTGCCGACCACCCGCCTCCTCGGCGACCTCCACCGCTCGGCGCACGAGGACCTGGCCCGCGTCATCGACCTCTACGAGCGTTGGTGCAAGGCCGGCCCGCCGCCGCTCGGTACCTCGATCTCCCGCTGGTGGGACGAGCGGCTCCTGGAGCTCCGGCACGCTGTCGTCGCCGAGCCGGGCGAGGCCCCGTCATGACGGCCCGTCTGGAGGTCCTCGGCGAGGACGGCGAATGGCAGGAGGTTCTCGGCGTCGCCTCCGTCGAGCTGGTCCAGGAGCCGCTCGACGACCCGCGAGACGAGGCGTACCGACGGCATGACGCGCTCGACGCCCTGGCCTTCTCCATGCCGTCCGTGGCGGGCGCCATCTACGCCGTCGTCACAACGCAGCTCGATCGCTACCGGGAGGCGTGCGATCGCGTGGAGGAGGAGATGCGCCGCCTCAGCCAGCAGCCCTGCCGGGACCGGCCCGCCTGGCAATCCCCGTACGGCCCCACACGAAGGAGGCGCTGACCATGGGATTCGGCAGCGCAGGACTCACGTTCTTCAACCCCGTGGCCCGCTCCCTCATCGAGGCCGGCGCCTCCGACGAGCTGAAGGAGAAGGTGCTCGGCGGGCTGATCGGCAACCTCCAGCAGGAGGACTGGGACACCGAGCTGGACTCCCTCCAGCTCTTCCTCGACGACCCCGCCGTCGTCCGCGCCTTCGCCAACAACGGCATCACCTGGGAGGACTGACCCCGTGACCATCGCAGTGGACTTCGACGGCGTGATCCACGCCTACAGCCTCGGCTGGTGCGACGGCAGCATCTACGACCCGCCCATGCCCGGCGCCATCGAAGGCCTCCACCAACTCCTCGACCAGGAGGCCGTCTTCATCCACACCACCCGCGACCCCGCCCAGGTCGCCGAGTGGCTGACCGCCCACGGCTTCACCTGCCGCACCGAGCACAACGGCCCGTTCTGGAACGAGCGCGGCGAGCTACTGGTGACGAACCGGAAGCTGGCCGCCGTGGCGTACCTGGACGACCGAGCCGTCCGCTTCACCGACTGGGACCAGGCCCTCGCCGTTCTGATCCCCGGCCGACCGCAGAACCCGTCATGACGGGCCGTCGCGCTCTTCTTCAATCTGCGCGAGCAAGCACTCCAACGCTTCCTGCGCCCAGGCCCGCGTATTCACCGGCGGCCGGCGGCGCGACGGCTTGCCCGCGAACGCCTTCAGTACGCCCTCGTCCGGCAGGCATTCCCCCGGCAGCTTCTTCCGCATTTCCACGCCCAGCGAACGAACCGCTCCCACCCAGCGTCACCACGCGTCACCCGTCAGCAGGAACAGCCCGAGCGAAACCCTGAGCAAGACGAAGGGGCGCGTCCCCAACCTCCCCAGGCCGGACGCGCCCCATCAGGCAGTGATCACCGTACCTCGAACGCCCCAGGAGACACGATGACCACCGCCGCCGACCTCCAGACCGTAATCAACCACTGGCAAGACCTCCAGGAGGCGCTCGGCACACAGCAGGCCGACACGTGGCCGCCCGTCATGGGCATCGCCCGCCTCCACGAACACCTCCGCGCCGACGACGACGCTCGGGCCCTCCGCGCCCTGGAACGCTCCCCCGACCAGATCGGCGCGACTGCCGCCCCGCTCCGCATCGCCATCCTCGACACCATGACCGGCATCGACGGCCAGCTCGTCGACGCCGCGGACTACATCGCCTCCGCCGTCCAGCGCCCGGCCATCAGCCGCCCGCCCGTCACGAACTCCTCCGACGCCGTGGGTCTCCAACTTGCCGCGCTCGCCCTCTCCGACACCAACGACGCCCGCCGCTGGTCCTGGACCGACCCCCGCCAGCGCAACGCCCCGTTCGCCGCGGCCTGGCTCCTTGGCCGCATCGAGGATGCTCCGGGCCCGTTCCGGATGCTGACGGCTGTCCAACGAGACGAGGTCACCCGCGTGGCCGGCCGTGCCGCGCGCGCGATCACCCGCGCGCTCGAGATGGCCCGGCAGACACAGACGTTGGAACGGCCTTGCCCGCACTGCCGCGGCGCACTGCGCATCGAGGGCGGTGATGGTCGAGCCCCCGCCGTTCGATGCCGCGGCTGTGGGCGGACATGGACGACGAATACACCGGGCAACGTGGTCTGCTGATGCCACGCCAGATACCTGATGGACAAGCGTTGCCAGGGCTTCCTTGGGTTCGGCATGAAGATCTGCCACTCCCTCCGGCCGTACCTGTGCCCACTATGACCGTCCCCCGCAGACTTTTTCGCAGGTCATGTAGGCATGAAGCAGCCATAGCGCTCCATGAAACCGCAGGTCAGACCGTTCACGCCCCTCACTTTGGTTCGTCCGGAACAGTTCCCGTGCCCAGCGCTGTAGAGTCCCTCTAATCCCTCGGGGTCCACGCCTCGCGTCCAGCACGTGAGGACACGACAAGTGGTCCTCAGCGATGGCGGGGCGCGTCCCCGCCTCGGCTGGCCTTCGGGCCGGAAGGGAGCGGACCTTGAAGTCGATCAGGGATCTGATCAAGCGCATCAAGGTCCGGATTCAGGAACGCGTACGGTCGCACGTTTCCGCGGAACGTGTGAGCACGGTCTGCGAGGTCTGCCTCGTGATCGGCTGGTTCTACGACCACCGTCCGTGACCTGAAGCAGCTGAGCCCCAGCTGATCACTCAGCCAGGGCTCACTGCACCGGGGCCAGGGCCTCGTCCTCGCGGCCCGTCGGGGGCCACCGACGGGAGGGCGGGGCTTCTGGTCATCTGACCAGCCCTGTTTCACGTGAAACACGGTGGGTCGCTCGCAGCGTATCGCGGTTCTACGGCGCGTGGAATGTTTCCACCCCTTCCACGACGGTCCACCCGTTCCATCAAGCAGCGTCACGCGACGTCGACGCCCAGCTCAGAGTCCGGTCGACAAAAATCGCAGGGCCGGATGTTCGGATCGGTGAGAGCGACGCGCGCCTCGTGGTCCCGAATCGGGTGCGGGGTGCCCTCGATCATCGTGCAGTCTCCGACGTGGATGACGGCGGGCTCGGGGCCCCGGGGTGTGCGCTGCTGCTGGACGACGTACCCCGGCCGGACGTGCGCCGGCGGCAGGGCCGGCAGTCCGGTGGCGCCCTTCGGGAGTCGCCCGGGCCGACGAGGCTGGTGGGGCGGCGGTTGCTCGGCGCGGGCGAGCGCGGCCTGCACGGCCTGGCGCTGGAGGCGGAGGTAGATACCGATGGTCTCGGTGTCGGCGAGCTGCTGGTCTAGGTGTGCCAGGATCGCGCGGAGGCGCGGGGGATCCGGTGGCAGCTCGCTCATGCGTTCGATATTAGGCCGTCATGACGCCCGTCACCACACACGACAACGCCCCCACCTCAACGCGAGGCGGGGGCGGCGCCACTCGACGGATCACTCCTCCGTCTTCGCCTTCCTGCCGCGCTCCCCGGCCTCGATCTGCTGCACCCGGGCCAGCGAGATGCCCAGCGTCTTCGCGATCTGCCGATAGCTGACGTTCTGCGCCCGCAGCGCCACGACCGCCTCCTGCCGGATCTCGCGCAACCGAGACCCCTGCACAGGCCACTCCGCGAGCAACTTGCCCGCCCGCTTCGCCCGTTCCGCCGGATCCTCCAGCGCTTCCAGCGAGTCGACGACGTCCGTCACGAGCCGCACCTCCTCCTCATCGCCCGGCTGGTCGGCCACGGCCGCTCCCTTTCCTGTCGGGGAGCATCAACGCTGGACACCGTACAGCGCCCGCTGTACGGTGACAATCGTCCGCTGTACACCGGACGAGCGCGTGCCCCGTGCTCGCAACGCAGCCCCGGCAGGAGTAGGCGCTCCCGCCGGGGCCCAGCCGAATCCCCCGAGTGACCAGGAGAAACGACCGTGCACAACCGTACCCAGCCCCACCCGCCCGGGCCCACCCTTCCAGCCCGCCGCCTCATCGCCGCCGGCATCATCCGCCGCACCCCGACCCGCACGCTCACCGCCGTCGCCACCCCGGCAGGCGTCACAGGCCGCATCACCCCCACCCTCACGGCCGCCCCGACCTGCTGCGGCCGCACCATGCGGCGCGACGGCAGCCAGTACGTGTGCCGGAAGTGCGGCGCCTGGACGGACGCCACCTGATGACCACCGCACCCACCACCCGCCGCCTCGGCAACCCCGTCCGCATCGCCTGGGGCATCGTCCTCGTGATGATGCTCGCCGCGGCCGCCTGGTCCATCAGCGCCAAGCTCACCGCCTGGGGCATGGACTCCAACCTCGCCCTCGGCCTGTCCCTGATGTTCGACCTCGCCGGACTCCTCTGCGCCGCGTACGCCCGCCGCGCCATCGAGCGCGGCACCCCGGCTGGCCTCGCCCGCCTCGCCGTCTCCGCCTTCGTCACCGTCTCCGGCCTGCTGAACTGGTCTCACGGCCTGGAGGTCGGCGGAACCGTCGGCGGCATCGGCCTCGCCTCCATCAGTCTTGCCGTCGAGCTGCTCTTCGAGCTGCACCGCCGCGACGTCCGCGACGAACAACGCGCCGCCCGCGGCCTGGTCGCCGAGCGCATGCCCCACATCCCCGTCCTCGCCTGGGTCATGTTCCCCGGGCAGGCGTGGAAGACGCTGCGCCGTGCCGTCCGAACGCGCCTGGACAGCCTGGACACCCCGACGCCCGTCATGACGACCGTGACCAGCGTCGATAGGATCGTCGAGCAGCAGATGACGCCCCCCGTCACGCCCCCGACACCGCCCAAGATGCCTGTGCCGACGGCTCCGCCCGCCCCCGCCCTGCCGTCCGCGCGCGTGCAGCAGCCGGTCGTGCCCGTGGGCGCCCGCGTCCTGCCGATCGTGGCCCCGCCCATCGCCCAGGCCCCCGCCGTCCAGCAACCCCCAGCGCCGATCCAGTACACGGACCCCCGCTGCGCCGTAATCCGCGCGCTGTACAACACCACCCCGCCGTCCCGCCCCGGCACCGGGGCCATGCGTACCGCGATCATCGCCGCTGGCCTCGTCGACGCGTCCGACGGCTACATCCGGGGCACCCTGCGCGCCGAGGTCGAAGCCCACGAGCCGCACCTCAAAACCCTGCCGACGGCCCCGTTCGCCATGGGCGCGTAGGTCAGACCCGTGACCGCCCTGGTCGCTGTGCTCTGTGCGGCGAGCGCCTTCGGAGCGCTCGCCGGTCTGGCCCGAGCGGCCCCATCTGCCGTGCTCCCGGTCGCGGGCACCGGCGCCTTCATCCTCGCCCTCGCCGCCCTCGCCGCGGCTCTCCTCCACTGAGGACCCAGCAATGGCACTACCGCCCCTCGACATCCCGACCTACGGCCTCGTCTCCCTCGGCGGCGTCACCACCGGACTCAGCCTCTTCGCCTGGGACTTCACCCGCTGGTGGACCAGCCACAAGAAGCGGCTTGCCCCCAAGGCCCTGACCGCCCTCGCCCCCCAGATCCTCTGCCTGGCCTACGGCGCGCTCCTCATCCTGTCCGTCGGCGGGATCATCGGCGGCGCCGCCGACTGGTCGCTGTGGGGCACTAACACCGTCGGCGACATCGCGCTCGTCTACGGCTTCGGCTCGACCACCCCGACCGTCACCCGCGCCAGCCACCTCGCTCTCACCCCCGGTGGGCACGCCGCCGTCATCATCATCACCGTCGTCATCGTCGCCGTCTGCAGCCGCCGCGGCTTCCGCTGGGACTTCGTCCGCCAGATCCTCGCTGGAATCAGCCTCGGCCTCGCATCCAGCATCGCTGGCGTCGTGGGCTGGGCCGTCGCGCCCTCCGTGTCGTGGGCCGGCGACTACGTGATGGGGCTGCTGTGAAGGCGCGCGAGGGCGCCGACGAGCCCGCTGAGGTCGACGAGCCGACGACTGGGGAGGACGACGCGTCGGTCGGTCGCGGCCCGGCCGTCGTGCTGTCCGTGATCGCCGCGGTCGGCGTCTGGCGCACTGTCGTTGCCTTCCCCGAGGTGGCCTACGTCGTGGTCGGGAGCATCGGCACCGTCGGTGTGCAGAAGGCGCGGGCGCGGTGGGGGAAGCGGAGCGGCGACGGCGAGGAGGACCAGGAGGAGGCCGCGCCACCGGACGTGGCTGCAGCCCTCCGGCGCCTCGTCGGCGACGACAAGGGCGTCCTCCTCACCGTCCTCCGTAAAGACCTGGGGCTGAAGGACACGAAGGCCGTGAAGGCCCTCCTGGCCGAGGCCAACATCCCGTGGAAGGCGTCACGCACGCGCGCGGGGAATGGGCCGGCCGTACGTCGTGAGGTCATCCCGCCCGCCCCCTCTCCCGCTGTCGCCAACCCCCATGGGGACGGTTGTTGTTGCAGGTCAGGAGACAACGGCAACGGCAACAACGCCGCCGGGGCGGGGGCGGGAGAGGGGATCCGTGTAGAGCGCACGGATGCCGGGATCGTGATCTACGACCTCGCCGACAAACACCGCCACACCACCACCGGCAAGGAGGCGTCATGATCCACCGCATCGTCACCGCCCTCTACGAGTACTGCGGCATCTGCGGCTGGTGGACCAAGGACTGCGGCCACTGACCATCCCCCGCCCAGGCCCCGTCGCGGAATCCTCCCCGCGCCGGGGCCCTCGTGCGTCATCCTGACCTCATGCCCGCTGCCTTCCGCTTCACCGGCGAGGACAAAGACCTGACCCTCGACGAGCTCGACGAGGCCATCAGGGCCGCACGCAAGGCCGGTATCTCCGGCGACCGCCAAATCCGCGCAGAGCTGTCGACGAGCGGCAAGATCAAGGCAATTGAGATCGCCCTCGACGGGGACGAAGACTGAAGGAGAGCAATGAGCGAGCGCTTCAGCTACCGCGGGCCGGCCGTCATCGACGGCGTGCAGTTCCCCGTCGTCCTGCTCCAGGAAGACACCGGCCCTGGTGAGAGCCTCCGGTCATGGACAGGCCTGTCGTCCTTCCTTGCGGGCGACACGCCGGAAGGCTTCACCGGGAACCTCGGCAGTGCTGGCCCTGTGAAGGTCGAACTCCCTGACGCGCGGAGCGGTCTCGTGCTTGTCGCGAACGTTAGGTTCGACGGCCGGAGCTGGACCGTGCATCTCCAGGGAACAGGTCCTGCACCGTCATGACGTCGCCGGAGGGACACCAGCAGGCACCTCCTCCAGCTTGCCGTGAAAGTCACGGCGCCAACGCGTTCCCGCAGCGTCCGTGAACAGCAGTGCTGGGCGGTTGTTCTCGACCGTCGTCTCCGACCACCGCGGCGAGTAGAACGATACCTCGCCCCCATCTGGGATCAGATGTACTGGAACGGGGCGAGCGCCGGTGTCTGGATGCCGGGTGTGAACGATCCTTGCGGAGGCGGCGTTGTAGGTATCACCGAAGCGGACCATGACGTCGGTGATCGGCTCGGAACTGCCGTTCAGGACTAGGACATGCCATGAATCGAACCCGGTTTCGTTGCCGTAGGCATCCGTCCCGCTACTGCCGTGCGCCTCGGGAAGCATCTTGACGTTGCGGGCCTGTGCCACGCGCCGCTCTTCCGCATGGCTCTGCAACTCGGCCCGTTCCAAAAGGAGGTTCTCTCGCTGGTCGTTCATGAACTGTGTCTGCTCGCTGATGAACGCGCGCTGCTCGTCGATCTGCTGCCGCTGACTCTTGATCGTCTGGTAGGCGAACCAGGCCGCACCACCCGCAAAGACGGCACCCACACCTGTGAAGAATGAGCCCACGGCCGTCGGCACGTCGCCCCAGTCCAACGGGCCCACGTCTCACCTCTCACTTCATGCTCGACTTCACCAGGCAGACGCTCGTTCGATAGCACTCGGTTCCCAGAGCGCCACGCCCGTCATGACGGCCCTGACGCCCGTCACCCGGCAGCGCCCGACGTAGGATCCATGCGCGTGGAACACAGCTTCGATGAACTCGTGGAGATGCAGCGCAACGCCGACGAGGCGCACACCCAGGTCCTGACCCTCCAGGAGAAGTACGGCCGGCCTACTCAGGAGGGCGGTTGGACGGACGAGCAAACCGCGGCCTACGCCACAGCCTGGACCACCTGGCGCACACTCGCGGCCACAGCCCAGGCTGCCATCACCGCGCACGCGAGCATCGAGGACAAGCCGCGGGACGCGATTGAGGACGAGGTGAAGAAGGCCGTACGCCATCCCGATCCGGTCACCACATAACAGAACCGCCACAACCACTCAGCGCCGCCCCAATCACCGCGATGATGCCCCCTCAACCACCGTGCACTGGGGGATCCATGCGCATCAGCTTCACCGCCGCCACCATCGCCGTCCTCGCCTTCACCACCGCCTGCACTGGCAGCAGCACTGACCAGAGCGACTCCAAGCCGAAGGCCTCGGCCAGCGAGCAGGAGCTGACGCAGGAGCAGAAGGACGACGCCCTGGCAGCGGCCGGCATCCCGGAGGAGCCGACCGGAGCTGACCGGCAGAAGCTCCTCGACGCCCTGGCCGCCGTCGTGCCGGACGTCGTCAAGTACGAGGACAAGGCGGTCGATGCCGCACGCAATCAGTGCTCGGCCATCAACGGCGGGGGCAGCAAGCTGGACTTCCTCGCGGCTCAGCGCTTCACGTACAAGGACGTGACCACCACGGAGACGCAGGGCGCGGAGATCAACGAGGCGCTCAAGACGTCCGGCTTCTGCAAGGTCTGACCGTGACGTAGTTGCATCCTGGGACGGCATGATCCATCCTGGGGCCAAGTCCGGCGTGCCCGGACAGAAAAGCTGCTGCGGACCAGAGCCGCAGCCACAGAGGTCCGGCTGCTGAACACGGCTGCCAAAGCCGCCGGCCAAGCACCCCCCTGACGCACAGCGTTCGCCGTGAACGGTCAGGGGCTTTCTCTTCCTTCGGCCCCTGCCCACCGGCGGGGGCCGAAGCGCGTCCAGGGGGTGACCGTGGGCACAGCCAAGCCGGTCACCGCCGAAGAGCGCCAGCGCGTTCGCGAGCTCCACGCCGAGGGCAAGGGCCGCAACGAGATCGCCGAGATCCTCGGGCGCGGCGGTCGCACCATCAGCACCATCGCCAAGGAGCTCGGTCTCTCCTTCTCCCGGGCCGCCGAGGTTCGGCAGGCGACCGAGATCAGGCAGGCCGACCTCGCCGACCGCCGCGCCGCACTCGCTCAGCGCCTCCAGGACATCGCCGAACGCGAGCTGGAGAAGGTCAACGCCCCGCACACGTACTTCGACTGGGGCGGCAAGGACCACGACTTCGACACGTACGACGCTCCCGAGCCGACTCCGGCCGACAAGCGGGCGCTGATGGGCGTCGTCGCCACCGCGATCGACCGCTCCCTGAAGCTGTCCCCAGCCGAGCAGGACACCGAGGGCCTGGCCGCCGTCGACGCCTGGCTGAAGGGGATGATGGGCGGCAGCTGAGGGGGACGTCGTGGTTCAGCCCCTCGTCGGCAAGCAGCTGCGCGCCACCGCCCTGGCGACCGCCCGCGGCAACTTGTGGGAAGGCGCCGTCCGGTCCTCGAAGACCGTGTCGTCGATCCTGGTCTGGCTGAAGTACGTCCGCACCGGACCGGCCGGTGCCCTCCTCATGGTGGGCAAGACCGAGCGCACCCTGAAGCGCAACATCATCGACCCGATCATCGAGATGGTCGGCGTGAAGCGCTGCAAGTACAAGGCCGGCGCTGGTGAGGTCGTCATCTTCGGCCGCACCATCTACGTGGCCGGCGCCAACGACGAGCGGGCCGCCGACAAGATCAAGGGCATGACCCTCGCGGGCGCGTACTGCGACGAGGTCACCACCTTCCCCGAGTCGTTCTTCTCGATGCTCGGCACCCGGCTGAGCGTCGAGGGCGCCCAGTGGTTCGGCACCACCAACCCCGAGGGCCCGAACCACTGGTTGAAGAAGAAGTTCCTGGACCGCGCGCGCCTGCACCTGCGCCGGGACGGGACGGTCGTCGAGTCCGAAGACCCGAAGGCTCTGGACCTCCACCGGTTCTCGTTCTCCCTGGACGACAACCCTTACCTGCCGCCGGCCTACGTCGCCAACCTCAAGCTGGAGTACCAGGGCCTCTTCTACCGGCGGTTCGTCCTCGGCGAATGGTGCCTGGCCGAGGGCGTCGTCTACGACATGTTCGACGACACCAAGCACGTCGTCGACGTCGTCCCAGACGTCCGGCACTGGATGTGCGTGGGCCTGGACTACGGCACGATCAACCCCTTCGCCGCAGTGCTGATCGGCGTCGGTACGGACGACCGGCTGTACGTCGCCTCCGAGTACCGGCACGACTCTCGTGTCGAGCGCCGCCAGCTGACAGACGCCCAGTACAGCGTGGGCGTGCGGACGTGGCTGGCCGAGTACCGGCACCGGGGCCAGGTCGGCGTCCAGCCACAGTGGATCTTCGTGGACCCGAGCGCCGCCAGTTTCATGACCCAGCTCTGGTCAGACGGCGTCCAGGGCGTCGCAAAGGCCAACAACGAGGTCAAGGACGGCATCCGCTCGGTATCCGTCGCACTCGGCTCCGATCTGCTGTACGTCCACCGCTCCTGCGCTGGTCTTCTCGCCGAGCTCCCTGCCTACGCCTGGGATGAGAAGGCCGCGAAGGCAGGCGACGACGCCCCGCTGAAGGTCGACGACCACTCGGTCGACGCCCTCAGGTATGGCCTGCACTCCACCGCCCACGAGTGGCGACACCTCGTCCGAGCCAACCTGGAGGTGGCAGCGTGATGGTCCGACCCGGCCCAGTACCCGGCTTCCCCCGCTGGACGGGCGTCAAGGCCGTCATGACGGGGCCCGAGCACGTTCGTGACGGGGCGCTGACGGTCGTCATCTCTGTTCGGCTCACCAGACGTGCCTACCTGTGGGCGTACTGCCGCTTGATGCTCGGCAAGGGGGTGCCCAGTGCCGCTGCCTGAGAAGTCCATCCCGTGGCCGCCGATCGACCCGGCGGTCATGAGCGACATGGAGGACTGGAGCGCGTGGTTCGCCGCGAACCCTGAGCGCCTGTCGTACCGGTACCTGAACAGGCACCGGGACAACGCCCGCTTCGGGCCGCCGGCCAACCGCCCCAGCCAGTATCGCGGCGGCCTCGTCGGGAAGGTCTCCCGCTGGTTCTGGGGCGAGCCCACCCCGCTCGGGGAGAAGCGGGCGCACCTCCACATGCCGCTGGCGAAGGACATCGCCCGGACCTCGGCTGACCTGCTCTACTCGGAGCCGCCAGTCCTCAAGGCGGAGAACGCCGACACGCAGAAGCGTCTCGAGGCGCTGATGGACGCGGGCATGAAGCGCACGCTGATCGGTGCCGGCGAGACCGCCGCGGCCTTGGGCGGCTCGTACCTGCGGGTCGTGTGGGACGACCGAGTCAGCGACCGCCCCTGGGCGTCCCGCGTGGACGCGGACGGTGCGGCGCCGGAGTTCGCGTACGGCGACAAGCTGATGGCGGTCACCTTCTGGACGGTCCTCGCAGTCGACGGCCAGCGCGTCGTCCGGCACCTGGAACGCCACGAGCCCGGCGTCATCCTCAACGGCGTCTACGAGGGCACCGACCGGATGCTCGGCAAGAAGCTCGACCTGAAGGCCTTCCCGCAGACAGAGCGGCTCCAGCCGTACCGCGTCCTGCCGATCGGGAAGAAGCTCGCGGCCGAGTACATCCCCAACAGCATGGTGGCGGCCGACTGGCGCGACCTCCCCGGTGCGGCCGGCCTCGGCGCCAGCGACTACCAGGGCGCGGAAGGCTTCCTCTCCGCGATCGACGAGATCTACACCAGCCTGATGCGGGACATCCGCCTGGCCCGGTCCCGGATCATCGTCCCGCAGGGGTACCTCCTCAACAACGGTCCCGGCAGCGGCGCAACGTGGGAAGACCGTGAGGTCTACGCCCAGATGAACGTCCCGCCCACCGCCGACCAGCAGATCACGCTGAACCAGTTCGTGATCCGCTACCAGGAGCACCTTTCGTCCGCAGCGGACCTGATCCAGAAGGTCATCCGGAACGCTGGTTACTCCGGGAACACCTTCGGCGACGACTCGTCCGGGCCTGCGGTCACCGCGACGGAGATCACGGCGAGGACCGCGCGATCGATGTCGACCCGCCTGCGGAAGTCGGAGGCCGCCGCAGTCGGCATCGCGGGTGTCGCCGAGACGATCCTCATGCTGGAGGCATCCGGCATGTTCCCCGGCGTCCAGGGCGTCGAGGTCGAGCGGCCCGAGGTCGTCTTCCAGGACTCCATCCAGGAGGACATCAAGACCCTCGCCGAGACTGCGGCCCTGATGAAGCAGGCCGAGGCGGCCAGCGTCGAGACGATGGTCGCCCTACTGCACCCCGACTGGGACGTGCGAGACCAGAAGGCGGAGGTCACCCGCATCCTCAAGGAGAGTGGGCGCCTGGTCGAAGACCCGGTGACCCTGGGCGCGGACCGGCCCGTCTTCGGGGACAGCCAGAAGCAGGGTGGTGGGGGCGAAGGCCCGACGGAGGGCACCGAGGAGTAGCCGATGCCGGTCAGCCCCGACATGGCCGAGGACCTGGCCGCCGCTGTCTCCTCGTTGTACGAGCAGGCCGAGCTGGCGCTGATCGAGAAGATCACGAAGGCGCTCGCCGAAGGACTCGACAGCCCGCTGTGGGTGCAGTTGAAGCTGGCGGCCGTCGGCAACCTCCAGGCCGCCATCCAGGAGATCATCGCGGCCCTGGCAGCGGACTCAGCGGGGGCGATCCACCAGGCTGTCAGCGAGGCGTACGAGCGCGGGCAGCAGGCGGCGATTGTGGAGCTGGGCGCGCTCGCGACGGGCCCGGCACTCGCCGCCGCAGAAGCGCTGCCGTCGGCGGCCGCAGTGGACCGGCTGGCAGCAGCGCTCGTCCAGGAGACGGGGGCAACTCATCTGCGGATCCTCCGCTCGGGCCTGGACGTCTACCGGCAGGTGATCGCGAAGGCGTCCGCGGCCCCGCTGCTCGGAGCCACAACCCGTCGCGAGGCTGCTGGCCGGGCGCTCCAGGAGTTCGCACAGCGCGGCGTGACGGGCTTCGTCGACCGATCAGGCCGCGCCTGGAACCTGACCAGCTACGTCGAGATGGCCACCCGTAGTGCGGTCGGCCGTGCGGCCGTGGAGGCGCACACCGACCGCCTGGCGGCCGCCGGGGTCGAGTTGGTCGTTGTCTCGGACTCGCCGGAGGAGTGTGAGCGCTGCCGTCCCTGGGAGGGGAAGGTGCTGCGGCGCGACGGCTCCTCCGGCGCGGACGAGGTGGAGGTGGAGCACGCCACGGAGGACGGGCAGATGGTGCGCGTCCGTGTGGCGGGCAGCCTGCCGGAGGCGCGCGCGGCCGGCTTACTCCACCCGAACTGCCGCCACAACATCAGCATCTACCTGCCCGGGGTCACCCGCCCTCGTCCGAAGCCCCCGTCGCGGGCGACGTACGAGCAGACGCAGCAGCAGCGCTACTTCGAGCGGCAGATCCGGGCGTGGAAGCGCCGCGCGGCGGCCGCCGTGGATGACGCGCAGCGGACGCGGGCGAACGCGCGGGTGCGCGACTACCAAGGGCGGATCCGGGAGCTGGTCTCCGAGACCGGGCTGCCGCGGAAGTCCCACCGCGAGCAGATCGATGTGCCTGCGCGACCGGCTACCGCCGATCGGCCTGCCTCCCCCGCCCGCCCTGCGGTGCGTTGACCCAGACTTCCGGCCGCCGCACGGCAGCCGGGTAACCCGAAACGGGAGAACACCATGCAGGTCCCTTTCACGCGCTCGTACTTCAAGCACCCTCTGGCGACGCACTCCGCGATCGAGGTACTCGGCTACCGCCGCAACGGCGCGCCGATCTACGCCATCGCGGGTGGCAACGGCGAGGGCGAAGGCGGCTCCGGCTCCAGCGGGCAGGGCAACGGTGCTGATGGCGGGCAGAACGGTAGCGGAAACGCTGGCGGCAAGCCCGACGACGGCCAAGGCGGCCAGCAGGCCGGGAAAGAGGGCGGCCAGGCCGGCTCCGGAGGGGGCAGCGGTACCGACTGGGAGGCCAAGTACCGTGAGACGCTTGGCCACTCTCGCGAGTGGGAGAAGCGGGCCAAGGCCAACAGCGATGCCGCGGATGAGCTGGCCCGGCTCAAGGCCTCGCAGATGTCCGAGCAGGAGAAGGCGGTCGCCGAGGCGGAGAAGGCGGGCCGCACGGCCGCAGCCCAGGAAGCCCAGGCCGAGATCGCCAAGCGCGACGCCGAGCTGCGCGAGCTGAAGGTCAAGGACGCGGTCAGAGACCGGGCCAGCAGTCAGGGCGCCAAGCCCGCGGCCCTCCTCAACTCGCTGTCCTTCCGCGACCGGATCAAGGACCTCAACCCGACCGACAAGACCTTCGGCGCGAATCTCGACGAGGCCATCAAGGCCGAGTTGGAGGCGCACCCCGAGTACGCCGCCGTCCAGGGCGCCGGCCAGTCCGGCGGAGACATGTCCGGCGGCACCGGCGAGCGCGCCGCGAAGCGCTCCGGATCGCTCGCAGGAGCGATTGCGAACCACTACCAGACCTGAACATCAGGGAGTACCTCATGCCCGTGACGCTCGCTCAGGCGCAGCTCAACACGGCGGCGGACATCGACTACGCCGTCATCGACAACCTCCGCCGCAACTCGTGGCTGCTGAACAACTTCGTCTGGGACGACACCGTCACCCCGGGAACGGGTGGCGACTCCCTCACCTACGGCTACACCCGGCTCCTCGCCCCGTCGAAGGCCTCGTTCCGGCGCTTCAACGAGGAGTACGTCCCGTCGCAGGCGACGCGCGAGCGGAAGACGGTGGAGCTCCACCCGCTGGGCGGCAGCTTCACCGTGGACCGCAAGCTGGCCCGGCTGGGCAGCGCGGCGACCAACGAGATCATGTTCCAGATGGCGCAGAAGCTCACGTCCGTCCGGACGCGTTTCCAGCAGGAGCTGATCCTCGGTGACACCGCCGTCGACGACGCGGGCTTCGACGGCCTCGACAAGGCCCTCGTCGGCCAGAGCACGGAGTACGTGCCTCTGGCGGAGGGCGTGACCGCCGGCTACCTCGACTGGTCCCCGCAGACCATCACCACCGAGGACCTGGCCATGAGCGCGTTCGACGCGTTCGACGACTTCCTGTCCAGGATCCTCGGCTCCCAGACCGGCTCGGGCGACACCAACGCGGACGGCTCGATCCCGGCTGGCGTGAAGGCGGTCCTCGGCAACACCAAGTCGATCGCCCGCATCAAGTCCCTCGCCCGCCGTGCGAGCCAGTTCACCGAGGAGAAGAACGCCCTCGGCCAGCTGATCGAGCGCTACGGCAACTGGGTCCTCGTCGACCTGGGCGACCGCGCCGACGACTCCGGCCCGATCATCCCGATCCGGTCTGCGGACGTGGACGGCGGAGGAGCGGGCGGTGTCATCACCGGCCTGACCGACATCTACGCCGTCAGCCTCGGTCTGGATGCGTTCCACGGCGCCGCGATGGCCAGCACCCCGCTGGTGGAGACCTTCCTCCCGGACTTCACCCAGCCCGGCGCGGTCAAGTCGGGCGAGGTCGAGATGGGCCCGGTCGCGGCCGTCCTCCGCAACACCAAGAGCTGCGGCGTGATCCGCAACGTCAAGGTCAGGTGATCACGTGACGACCAAGTACAAGATCGAGGCCCCGGTCCGGTCCTTCACCGGCGAGTCCGTGGGCGTGCACTTCCAGAAGGGCACCGGCTACGTCACCGACGCCGACAAGGCTGGCCGCGCCGCGCTGGAGTACTTCCGGCGCCACGGCTACGGCGTCGCCCCGGCCGACGAGAAGACTGAGGAGGAAGCGGTCCAGGAGCTGGTGACCGGCGCGTCGGCCGGACCGACCGCGGTCCCCTTTGACCCGGCGAAGCACGGTGTCGAGGACGTCCTGGCGTACGTCGCCGAGGCCGACCTCGAGGAGGCGACCCGCGTCCTGGACGCGGAGGCCGATGCCAAGAAGCCGCGCGTCGGCATCACCAGCAAGCGCGAGGAGATCCTCGCGGCGAAGACACCCGCGGCCCCGGCCGGGGACGACCAGACAGGAGGTGCCGAGCAGTGACGCTCCTCGGCGCATTCAAGGGGAACCCCCGCAATGAGTTCGGCTGGCTCAACTCGGCCGGCCGCCCGGACCCGGAAGTCACCTTCCACCGGACCAACCTGCCACGCGTCGGCCTGGACGACGTCCCGGCCGCCGCGACCGGTGTGATGTGCTCCGTCGCCATCTACCTCCAGGACGGCGACACCATCAGCAACCTGACGTTCATCAGCGCGGGAACTGCTGGCGGCACTCTCACCAACCAGATCGCCGCGCTGTATTCCGGGGCCGGCGCGCTGCTCGCGCAGTCCGCGGACAAGACCAGCGAGGCCTGGGCGGCGGACACCGCGAAGACCTTCGCCCTGGCCACCGCCCAGCGGATCACCAAGTCCGGCATCTACTACGCGGCGCTCGCCATCGCAGCCACCACGGTGCCCACGCTGGCCGGCTCTCTGGGCGCGAAGCCCTTCCTGACCGGGGAGGGCAACCTGAGCCAGACGTCGGGCTCCGGCATCACTGCGACCGCCCCGGCAACGATCGCCACACCCGCCTTCAAGCGGCACGTGCCGCTCGTCATCGCGACCTGATCGGGGGACTGGACCATGCCTCTCTCCGGAACCCTGCTCGCGGTATCGGCGTATGCCGAGCTCACCTCCGCACTGGACCTCGGCACTGGCCGGGCGGCACAGACGCTGTCCCGGAAGATGAGCCTGGGCAACGGCACGACGGCGGGCAACGCGGACCGCGTGTGGTCCGACCGCCGCACGCTGGCCGCCAGCGGCACGGAGGATCTCGACCTCGCCGGTGTGCTCCTCGATGCTTTCGGCAGCGCGATCACGTTCGCCCGCATCAAGGGTCTGGTCATCGCTGCGGCGGACGCCAACGTCAACAACGTCGTCGTCGGGGCGGCAGCGAGCAACCCGTGGGCCACGCTGCTCGGCGCAACCCACACGCTGACGCTGCGCCCGGGCGCGTTCGTCGCTGTCGGTACTGGCGCGGCGGACGCCACCGGCTACGCGGTCACGGCGACGACAGCCGACCTGCTGAAGGTCGCCAACAGCGGTGCGGGTACCTCGGTGACGTACGACATCCACATCATCGGCGCGTCCGCGTAGCCGAACCCAGCCGCGTGACGAGGGAGGCCCGGGCGGCGGGCCTCCCTCGCGCGCTTCCCGCACGGACCTGAGGAGGCGCGATGGCAGCGACGGGCTACGTCTCCCCGTCCGGAGACACCCGCAAGGTCTCCAAGGCGGGCGACACGATGACCGGCGACCTGGTGCTGCCCGATTCCACGCCGGATTCCACCAACTCGGCCGCCTCGAAGGGCTACACCGACACCGCCACCTCAGCGGCTGTGGCCACGCATGCCGGGGCTACAGACCCTCACGGCGACCGAGCTGCCGCGACGACCGCTCTGTCGGCCCACGCGGCCGCCGCTGACCCCCACGGGGACAGGGCATGGGCGGACGCGAAGTTCGCGCTCGCCACCGACCTGAGCACGCTGAACGGCACCGTCAACAGCCTCAGCGTCACGGTGACGGCCGTGGACGGCTTCGTGAACGACTGCCTCACCAGGGTCGCCGCGATCGAGCAGGGCACAGCCTTCCTCTCGGGCGCGCACTTCACCGCCCCGGTCGAGATCACCAGCAGCGGCATGGCGGCGGTGCGTGTCCTCGGCCGCCGAACGTCCCCCGGACCGCCGGCATCCGGGACCTTCGCCGCGAACGACGCTGTACTCGACTCGGCGGGCGCCTGGTGGCTGTGCACTGCGTCGGGGTCACCAGGCACATGGGCCACGCCCCCGACGCCTGGGAACTCTTGGGTGCCGACCGACCAGGGCCTGACGGCGTGGACGTTCGACCCGGCAGCATGCAGCTCGGCTGGGACCACGCTCAGCGCCGGGTTCATCTACCTCTTCGAGCTGATCCTCCGCCAGGCCGCCACGATCAACCGAGTACACGCCGTTCTCGGCTCGGCCGGATCCGGGCTGACGGCCAACCAGTGTCTCGCTGGCCTGTACGACTCGGGCGGCGCACGGGTCGGGATCACGGCAGACCAGTCCACCGCGTGGGCCAGCGCGGGCAACAAGGCCATGAGCCTGACGGCGCCGTACGCCGCGGCCGCCGGCCGCTACTACGTGGCGATGTTGTTCAACGGAACGACGAGTCCCAGCTTGGCCTGCGGCAGCACACACGGCGCGACGTTCACCCCAGGCAACGCCAACCTCGCCGCCGGAACCTACCGGTTCTGCCGCAGCGCCTCTGGTCAGACGGCGCTCCCATCGTCGATCACCTTGTCCGGCTACACCCCGGATGCCAACAACGTCTGGACCGCCGCCAGCTGAGAGGAACCCGATGACCGACGTGATCGCGGGCAAGACCGTCGCCCTCCTCTCCCAGTGGCGGGAATACGAGGGCGGCCCCCTCTTCGACCTCGACGCCACCCCCACGATCGGCATCACCCGCGTCGCAGACGGCACAGTCGTCCTGGCCCCGACCACGACTGGCGTCTCCCACCTCGGGACCGGCTCATACGGCTACGGCTGGACCCCGGCCACCGACCTCGCCCCCGGCCTGTACCTGGCGCTGTGGAGCGGCACGGCCAGCGGCAGCCCGGTCACCGCGACCGAGTCCCTCACCGTCACCGCGCCCGCGGCTGGACGCGTGTACGCGACGGTCCTGGAGTACGAGGCTTACCCGGGCGCGACGGTCCCGGCACCGGCGCCGACAGCCACCCGGCTGGTGCAGGCGTCGAGGATGTTGGAGCGGCAGGTGCTCCGCTACTGCATGTACGACGCCGACACGGCTACCGGGATGCCGACCCACCCCCTTGTGATTGCCGCGTTCCGGGACGCTGTGTGCGCGCAGGTCGCGTGGTGGGAGGAAGTCGGCTCGCCGTCCGGAGCGGACGCGGTGGGCTGGGGCTCGGTCTCGATCGGCTCCGTCAGCCTCGGCCGCTCCGTCACAGCGGTATCCGGCGAGGACGCTCCCGCCCGGCAGCTCGCACCAGCAGTCTGGGACGCCCTCCTCGATCCGGGCCTGACTGCGGACATCTTCCGCATGGGCGTGGTGGCGTCGTGCTGATCCCGCGCTTCCTGATGCGTCACGAGATCACGATCGAGCCGTACCTCGGCGACACCAGCAAGGGACCCCGCTACGGGCCGCCCACGGTCGTCCGCTGCTTCGTCGACGAGCAGACCCGCGGCGTACGCAGCCCGGCAGGCGAGCAGGTCACGTCCACTTCGACGGCCTACGCCGACCCGGGCACTACGGCACCCCAGTTCTCCCGGGTGACGCTCCCGAGCGGCCGCGTGACGAAGGTCATCCAGACCAAGGACCGTGCTGGCGGCGGCCTGCCCACACCCGACCACGTAGAGATCCAACTCGAGTAACGGGAGGCTGGCATGCCGCAGAACTTCCGGCTGCGCTTCGACGGGACTGCGGCGGCGGAGGCGATGAGGCAGGGAGCCGAGCGTGGCTTGCTCCTGGCCGCCGAGCACGTCCTCCAGCTCAGCAACGAGGTCGTTCCCCTCGACGAGGCAGCACTCCAGCGCTCCGGCACTGCCAGCGTGGACCCGCCGACGCTGACCGCGATGGTCTCGTACGACACCCCGTACGCGGTCGTCCAGCATGAGCGGCTGGACTACCGGCACGCGCCGGGCCGGACCGCCAAGTACCTGGAGAACAGCCTCAACTCCGCTCGCCAGGACGTGGCCGCGATCATTGCAGCGCAGGTGAGGCGGGCGATGCGGTGAGCAGCTACACCAGCAGCCTCCTCGACGGCATCGGCGGTCTCCTCCACGGGGCCGACATCGGCATCTTCGACCCCGACCACATCTTCGTCGAAGGCGAGACCGGCATCTTCCGCGGCGTCGTCCCCGACATCCCCGAGCGGGCGATCGGCCTGACCGCCTACCCGGTGGCCGACGACGACACGACCAACGCAGTGACAGGCGTCCAGTTCCGGATGCGCGCCGGCCGGGACCCCGATGCGATCGACGACGACGCCGATGCGGTCTTCGACCTCTTCCACAACAAGCGGCACTACGAGCTGAACGGCATCCGCGTCGCCCTGTCCTACCGGCAGTCCCAAGCGTGGATCGGCCAGGACACCAAGGGCCGCATGGAGCTCACCGCCAACTACTACTTCCGGGCCGTGCGGTCCGGTTCTCACCTGAACGACTGAGGAAGGGCATCGCCATGACCACTCCCGTGACCGCACTCGCTCGCCGCTGGGTGCTCCAGCTCGACATGTCGGCGGCCAAGGACGGCTCCGACTGGCAGACCGTCATCGGGGTGACGGAGTTCAACCCGGCAGCCGAGCCGAACATCGAGGACAGCTCGGACTACGACTCCGGTGGCTGGGCGGGCAACACGAAGACCGGCCAGAGCTGGGAGCTGGGCGTCACGATCAACCGCCGGATCAACGACCAGACGAAGGTCTACCACCCGACCCACGAGAAGCTGCGAGCCGCCTCGTACGCTTTCGGCTCGGACTCGCAGGTCCACGTCCGCTACTACGACCGCAACGGGTTGCCGGAGGCGTATGAGGGCACCGCGCTCGTCACCTGGGCTCCGTCCGGTGGCGAGTACACCGCCCTGGACCAGGTCGAGATGACCCTCACCGGCGACGGCCAGCTCCTGCTCATCACGAACCCGGTCGCCTGATGGCAGGCAGCACCTTCCAGGCCCTCGACGACTTCCTCTCCGACGGCCTCCTCCTGCCGGTCCGGGGCAAGGACAAGGTGGTCCGCGAGTACCTCATTCCCGACCCGACGGCCGAGGCCGGCATCAAGGTGGAGCGGATCACCACGCTGGCCGCGCGTCTGGCCGCCGGTGGCACGGCGCCGGAGCGGCCGGTCCTCGACGATGACGAGGAACTCGACCTGTACCGGCTGTGCCTCGGGGCGGCCTACACGGAGCTCCAAGCCGACCTCTCCTGGAGCATGTTCAAGCACGTCGCCCTGACTGCCATGTTCTGGATCACCGCCGACGAGGAGACTGCGCTGGAGTACTGGCGCACCGGCGAGGCCCCGGGAAAAGCGGGGAAGAACCGGGAGCAGCGGCGGCAGACGTCGCGCGTCTCCTCGGCAAAGGGTGCGGCGAACGGGACCCCGTCACCGGGCTCTACGAGTGGTACGAGGGCGGCATCCCAGCGCCGAAGCAGGGGCGGACGCGGGCGCGGCCCCCGATCGACCTGAGCTGGTTCAAGCTCTTCGCCCAGTGGGCGCTCATCGAGGCCGACCTCCACGAGACCTACGGGATCGACGTCGAGTCCGGCATCCTCCGCCAGCGCACCTGGCGCTGGCTCCAGGCCCGCATCTTCGGCCTGTTGTCCACCGACTCCCGCCTGCAGCGCCACTTCGCCCCTCCTGAGGAACCAGCCAGATCCCGAAGGGGGTAGCGCAGCATGGCCCTGACCGTCGGCGAACTCAACGGCATCATCACCATCGACGACCGCGGCGTGAACCCCGGTCTGCGCCGCGCCGAGGACGCCATGCGGCAGACCGGCCAGCAGATGGGAGACGACGCCCAGCGTGCCGGCCAGAACGCAGGCGAAGGCCTCGGCGACGGCATCGTCCGCGGTGCCGACGGCCGCCTGCGCGACGCGCGCGGGCGGTTCATCGCGGCCGGCCAGAACGCGGGCAACCAGGTCGGCGACGGCCTCACCGACGGCGCGGGCGACGGCGCGGACAACGCGGTCGCCGAGGTCGGCGGCCGCCTGGACAAGCTCAAGGCGGTAGCGGGCGGGATGGCCGCTGCGGCCGGTGCCGCTGCGGGCGCCCTCCTCGTCGCCGGCATCACTGAGGCGCTCGACCAGTCCCGGATCGTCGGCCGCCTCGGCGCGCAGATGGGGAAGACCCCGGCCGAGGCGCAGCGGTACGGAAAGATCGCGGGCAAGCTGTACGCGGACGCGGTCACCGAGGACTTCCAGGGCGCCGCGGACGTGATCGGCGCGATGATGTCGGCCGGCCTCGCCCCGCCGGACGCAACGAACGCGCAGCTGGCGTCCATCGGCGCGAACCTGTCGGACCTCAGCAGCCTGTTCGAGCTTGACCTCGGGCAGGCCGCTAACGCGGTCGGCCAGATCATGAAGACGGGCCTGGCGAAGAACGCGCAGGATGCGTTCGACGTCATGACCCGCGGCATGCAGGTCATGGGCCCCAGGGCCGATGACCTGGCTGACACCTTCAACGAATACTCGACGATCTTCCGCCAGCTCGGGATCGACGCCGCCGATGTCACTGGCCTGCTCGCGCAGGGCATGGCCGCTGGCGCGAGAGACACGGACGTGGTCGCCGACTCCCTGAAGGAGTTCGTCCTGATCGCCCAGGGCGGCGGCAAGACGGTCGACGAGGCGTTCAAGAAGATCGGCCTGTCCGGCTCCGCCATGCAGAAGGCGTTCTCGCAGGGCGGCCCGAAGGCCAAGGAGGCGCTGGACCAGGTCTTCGACCGGCTCCGCGCCATCAAGGACCCGGCCGACCGCGCACAGATCGCGCTCGCCCTGTTCGGCACCAAGGCCGAGGACACGCAGAAAGCGCTGTTCGCCCTCGACCCGTCCAAGGCAGCCTCGGCCCTCGGCGAGGTCTCTGGGGCCGCGGACAAGGCGGGCAACACCCTCCGCGACAACGCAGGAACGCGGCTGGAGCAGTTCAAGCGGGGCATGCAGCAGAACCTCGTCCAGTTCCTCGGTGGCACGGTCCTCCCGGCTGTGATGCGGTTCCGCACCATCGCGGGCAAGGCCCTCGGAGGCCTGTGGGACGAGGCGGGCAAGGGCGGCACGAAGGGTGTCGACCGCGTCGTCAGCTTCTTCCAGCTCCTGGGGCAGAAGATCCTCGACAAGGCCCCGGGCCTGGCGATGCAGGCGTTCCGTGCTCTGCAGGGGGTCGGGGAGAAGCTGGCCAACTATGTGGTGAGCAACCCGGAGCAGGTCCTGAAGATCGCTGCGATCGCGGCCGCCCTGATCTTCGTGATCACGAAACTGCCGCTCCTCGTCGGCGGAGCCATCGCCGCGTCCGCCGCACTGATCATCTTCAACTTCGGCAAGTCGCTCGGCGAACACACCCAGTCGGCCGTCGCCAACTGGTGGAAAGCGTTCACCTCCTGGATCTCCTCGAAGGCGTCCTCGGCCGCCTCGTGGATGGCCGGGCTGGGCGCGGCCATGGGCTCATGGTTCTCAGGCCTGTGGTCCAGGTACATCGCGGGCCCTGTCAGCCGCCAGTGGAACAGCTTCATCGCCACCGTGCGCGCCCTGCCCGGGCGGACAGTGGGCGCACTCGCGGCGCTCGCGGGGCGCCTGCTCACCGTGTCGTCGAACGCCTGGCAGCGCTTCAAGGACGCCGCGGCATCGAAGGCCGCCTCGTTCATCTCCTGGGTGCGAGGCCTCCCGGGCCGGGTCGTCTCGGGCCTGGGGAACATGGGCTCGCTGCTGATCCAGAAGGGCCGCAACCTGGTCGAGGGCTTCTGGTCCGGGGTGTCCGGCATGACCGGCTGGATCAAGTCCAAGCTGTACGGCTGGGCGAAGTCGGCGATTCCAGGCCCGATCGCGAAGGCTCTCGGGATCAACAGCCCCTCGAAGGTCACCAAGGCGCAGGGCCGTTGGATCGCCCGCGGTCTGATTGACGGCCTGACCGGGTCGACGAAGCAGATCAAAGCCGCTTCCGAGAAGATCGCGGACATCATCCGGGACAGCATGGCCCCCGGGAAGAAGCGGTCCAAGGCCCTCGACACGATCGCCAAGGACCGCAAGAAGCTCCTCGGCCTGGCCTCGCAGGAGGAGAAGGTCGCGGCCCGGCTGAAGGCTGCCCAGAAGCAGCTCGCATCGCTGAAGACCTCGCGAGACAAGCTCGCGGCCGACGTGTCGAAGGGCATCCTCGACGCCGCGAACATCACCCAGCAGTCCGGCTCCGAGGGCGACTCCGCAGAGTCGATCCTCGACGGGCTGCGCGCCAACAGGCGGGCGGCCGACGAGTTCGCCAAGAACCTTGCGCGGCTGCGCAAGCAGGGCGTCCGCTCGGACCTGATCGCTCAGATCGCTCAGGCCGGCGTGGCGCAGGGCTCCTCGGCGGCGGCTGCTCTGGCGAAGGCGACCCCGGCGCAGATCAAGGCGATCAACGCGGAGCAGGCGGCGCTGGTGAAGACGGCGAACGCGACCGGAGCAACGGCGGGCAACGCCATGTACGGCGCCGGGATCCAGGCTGCGGCCGGTCTGGTCAAGGGGCTCCAGTCACAGCAGAAGAAGATCGATCAGCAGATGCTGAAGATCGCCAAGTCCATGTCGACGGCCATCCGCAAGGCCCTCGGCATCAAGTCGCCGTCCCGCGTGATGGCGGCGGTGGGCGCATACACGGCGGAGGGCCTGCGGCAGGGCATCGAGTCAGGGCGTACGGCCGTGAACCGGTCGATGTCGTCGCTCGTGGAGACGCCGGCGCCCGTGGCGTGGGCGATGGGAGCGGCTGGCAGCCAGTCCGGCGGCTACGGCCAGCGGGCGCCCCGAACGGTGGCGCTGCGGGGCGACGACGTGTTCGGCCGATACGTCATCGGCAGGCTCCGCAAGGAAGTCGACAAGTTGGGCGGCGACGTGCAGTTCGTCATCGGAAAGGGGTAGAAGCGTGGCCTTCCCTCAGGACCCTCTCGGCCTGCGTAGCTACCTTCTGATCGACAACACGTGGGTACGGATCTCTCCGGCCCCGTACACCCGGGACCCGATCACGCACCGGCGTGGTCGGCCCTACAGGGCCAACGCAGCGGACCCGACGGAGGCGACTGCGACGCTGAACAACCGGGATGGGAGGTACTCGCCGCGCAACGCCGAGGGCCCGTACTACGGCAAGCTGCCGAGAAACACGCCCTTCAAGGTAGCCATCCCCGGAGGTGCCATCGGCCTCGATGCGACAGGCGCCGTCGACCGGGCCACCACGCCCGACACGGCGGCGCTCGACATCACCGGCGACCTTGATCTGCGCTGGGAGGGCGAGGCGTCCTGGTTCGAGGGCGGGGCGCAGATGCTCATCGGGAAGTGGGGCGTCGCTGGGAACCGCTCCTACCACCTGCGTCTCCAGGACGGATCCCTGTTCCTGCACATCACCACGGACGGCACCACCGGCCAGGTCTGCTGGTGGGGTCTTCCGAGCCAGCTCCCCACAAGGGCGGCGCTGCGCGGCACGATCGACGTGGACAACGGCGCCTCCGGGAACACCGTGCGCCTGTACTGGGCGACGTCGATCGCCGGGCCGTGGACCCAGTTCAGCGGCGACATCGTCACCTCCGGCACCGTCAGCATCTTCTCCAGCTCGGCGCCGCTGTCCATCGCCCCGCAGCAGCTCGACCTCGTGACCCCTGTCCGGCGGCCGGTGCGGGGCAAGGTGTACAAGGCCGAGGTCCGCAACGGCATCGGCGGGACGGTCGTCGCCGCCCCGGACTTCACCGCCCAGCCGACAGGCTTCGGCGGCCTGTTCACCGACAGCGCGGCGCTGCCCTGGGCGATGGCCGTGGACGCGGAAATCACGGACCGCGTCACCCGATGCGAGCTTGAGGTCCCGGAGTGGCCCCCGAAGTGGTCGACGTCGGAGGCGGACGCATGGACCCCGATCGAGGCGGCCGGAATCACCCGCCGCCTCAGCCAGGGACAGAAGCCTCTCGACTCCACGCTGCGCCGGCGTATCCCGTCGGGGAGCCCGCTCGCGTACTGGCCGTGTGAGGACGGCGCCTCTGCTACCCAGTTCTACTCGCCGATCACGGGCGTACGGCCGATCACCACGTCGGGCATGCAGCTCGCCGCCGATGACACCCTCGCCGGGTCCAGCGCGCTGCCGACGGTCCAGGGCAACGCCCTGATGTCCGGCACCGTCCCGCCCCCGGCCAGCACGCCGACGCAGTGGCACACCGAGTTCGTCTACAAGACGCCCGGCAATCTGACGGCGACCGCCCGGACGGTCATCCAGTGGCTCAGCACGGGCACCGTGCGCCGCTGGCGGCTCATGCTGCGCACAGCGGCAACCGAGATCTACGGCTACGACGCCGACGACAACGCGATCGTCTCGCAGACCCTCGACCTCAGCTCCTACCCGCAGCTCTACGGCAACTGGGTCAGGTGGAAGCTGTTCGCGACCGAGAGCGGCGGCACCGTCACCTGGACCGTCGCCTGGGTCGTCATCGGGTTCAGCGGCGCTTCGTTCCAAAGCACGTACAGCGGCACCACCGGCCGGATCTCCGGCATCCGGAGCCCTGACGGCGGCTATTCCAGCGACCTCGCGGGCATGGCCATCGGGCATTTCACTGTCCTCGGCACCGCGAACAGCAGCCTTCTCAACTCGGCCGATACGGGCTTCGACGGCGAGACCGCAGCGGCGCGCTTGCAGCGCCTGTGCAGCGAGGAGGGCGTAGGCCTGACCGTCATCGGGGACATCGCCAGCACGCAGCGCCTCGGCCCGCAACGCCCCGCCGTCCTGCTGGACCTGCTGCGCGACGCCGCCGAAGCCGACGGCGGGATCTTCGGGGAGTCCCGGGGCCGGCAGTTGCAGTACCGGACAAGGTCGAGCCTGTACAACCAGGCGCCCGTGTTGACGCTGGACTACGCGGCGAAGAAGGTGGCGCCGCCGCTGGAGCCGGTGGAGGACGACCAGGTCCGCAACGAGTGGCAGGTCGAACGGTCGGGCGGCTCGTCCGCGGTGGCCTCGCTGGCGACGGGGCCGCTGTCGATCGCGGACATCGGCTACTACCCCGACTCCAAGACGCTCAGCCTCTTCACGGACGACCAGACGGACCACATCGCAGGCTGGCTGCTGCACCTGACGACGTGGGACGAAGCCCGCTGGCCGTCGGTCACGCTGCGCCTGCACCGGCACCCGGAGTTCATCCCGAACGTGCTGGCGCTCGGCATCGGCGACAAGATCCGCATCGAGAACCTCCCGAAGCGCTTCGCTGGCGGGGGCGCGATCGAGCTGCTGGTGGACTCCTGGGAGGAGACCCTCCTCCCACGGAAGTGGGAGATCACCTTCAACTGCTCGCCGGCCGGACCGTGGAGCGTCGCCGAGCTGGCGGTGTTCGAAGACTTCGAGGACACCTCGTACGAGATCAGCTGGACGGACGGCGGCAACCTGCCGTGGCTGCGTACGAGCGCACAGGCGCACACGGGCACGTGGTCGCTCAGGTCGGGGGCGATCACGAACAACCAGACCAGCGACATGCTGCTGACGGTCCCGTCCGGGAAGACAGAGCTGCGGTTCTGGTACTGGACGTCGTCGGAGGCCGCGGGCGCGGGCTTCGAGGGCGACCGGCTCCTCGTCTTCGTGGACGGCGTGCAGGTACTTCGCGCCCAGGGCACCACGCCGTGGACGCAGGCGATTCTCGACGTGACGGGGAAGTCCACGGTGACGTTCCGGTACGCCAAGGACAACAGCACCGCCGTCGGCAGCGACTTCGTGGCCATCGACAACGTCAGCTTCACCGGCCGCGGCGGCCACCGGGCCAACACGGCAGGCTCGACGCTCCTCGACGCCGTCACGAACACCGGCACGTCGCTGGTCGTGGCCACGCCGTCTGGCACCCAGTGGACGACCGCGCCGGTGCAGCTGCCGATCGACATGACCGTGGGCGGCGAGACGGTGCGGGTGCCGGCCATCTCGAGCTGGGCGACGGATGCCTTCGGGCGGACGGTGTCCGGCGGCTGGGGGACCGCGGACTCGGGTCAGCTCTGGAACGTCGTCGGCGGCGTCGTGGGGACCGACTTCGCGGTCGGCTCCGGGTACGGGCAGCACATCCTCACCACGACCAACGCCAGCCGTCGGTGCGGGCTCGATTTCCTGTACGCGGACGTCGACGTGTACGTGTCGGTGACCACCTCGGCGACCGCGACCGGGGGCTCGCTGTACGGCGGCCCGGTCATCCGCTACAACGACGCGGACAACCTGTACATGCTGCGGATCGAGTTCACGACGGCCAACGCGATCCTCCTGGATGTACGCAAGCGGGTCGCGGCCGTGGAGTCGTCGATCGGGACGTACACCTCGTCGCTGACTCATGTGGCGGGAACGTTCGTGCGCTGCCGGTTCCAGGTGTTCGGCAGCGTGATCAAGGCGAAGGTGTGGGCGCTGACGGTTCCGGAGCCGCCGGAGTGGCACGTCATCGTCACGGACACCTCATTGACCACGTCGGCCTTCGTGGGGGCCCGGTCGATCTCGGCCGCTGGCAATACGAACACGAACCCGCAGATCCGGTACGACAACTACGAGGTCGTGAATCCGCAGAAGTTCACCAGCGTCCTGCGGTCCCGCAACAGCGTCGTCAAGCCGCAGTCGGCCGGCGCAGCCATCTCCCTCGCCAACCCCGCCTACGCCGCACTCTGAGGAGGCCTCATGCTCCTGTCCGGGGAGATGCTCACCGCGCCACGCCTGAATCGGCTGCAGCCGGACCCGTACAACGCGGTCGGCACGTCGAACCTGGCGCTGTCCACGACGGAGACCGACATCACCGGGGCGTCGATCACGCTGACCACGGAGACCGCGGGCGCGTACTACGTGGCGCAGGCGACGTTCTCGTACGACATCACCAGTGCCACAACGGCGTTCGCGTCGGGAATCTGCCAGCTCGACGGGGTGAGCCTGAACGGCAACGCAAGGTGGAGTGGAGAGGTCACGACGGACTTCGGAGAGGCCTCCTTCATGTGGCGGGGGCCGGTCGGCGCCGCGGGCAGCCACACGTTCAAGCTCCGAGGCTCGATGAGCTCGGGCACGGGCATCCAGATCCTGGCCGCTTTCACGACGCTGCTCGTGACGATCTACGAGGACGCGTGACATGCCGGGTCTGAGCATCACTGGGGGCCTGGTCCTCAAGGGCGAGTACTCCAACGACGTGATCACCAAGGGCGTGACGCTGCCCGTCGACGGGGTCACCGACACCGAGCGGACGATCGTGACCCGCGTGCTGCCGGTCGACCCGGGCGACGTCCTGGACGTGGACGTCCGGTCGCGGGTCACGAACGACACCGGCGTCTCGCGCGGCACGGCGGGCTACACGGTGGGCGTCGGGGCCCGGCTGTACGTCTACGACGCCGACCCCGACCCTGGCCCGGACGGCAAGGTGCCGGAGGTCGCTGACCGGCCGTGGGTGAAGATCGGCCCGTCGTGGGGCGACAACGTCTCCCGAGACCGGCACCACCTGCCGATCCACATCACGGCGCACTGGCAGGTGCCGGCGGACTGGCCGTGTGGGGAGGACGGGACGCCGCACCGGATCGTGGTGGTGCTCCGGCTGGATGCGCACTCCACGGCCGCCGTTTCGGGTGACGTGCTGCCTGTGGATGTGGGTTACACGCTGCTGAAGGTTTCCCGGAAGGGCGCCGCCGCCTGATCCGCTGTTCCTCTTTCTCGCCCTGAGCCCCTCGGCCAGGGCCTTTTTCATGCCCCGAGGAGGGCCCATGTCTCAACAGACCCCGTCCGTGGGGCGGATCGTCCACTACGTCAGCCAAGGCACCCCCGTCCGCCAGGACGGTAGCCAGGCGTTCCCGCCCGCCTGCCGTGCAGCGATCGTCTCCGAGGTGGATCCCGCTGACCCCAATCGGGTTGGTCTCGTCGTCCTCAACCCGACTGGTCAGTTCTTCCACCCGCTCGCTGCGGGCGGTTGCTCCTACGACGAGGGTGGCGAGACGCCCGGAGCCCCGGACTGTCCCGATGCCGAGCAGCACGGCAAGCCGTTCCGCTTCTGCGCGTGCGGATGGATCGAGGAGTCACTCAAGGGCGGCACCTGGCACTGGCCGGAGCGTGTGTGATGACGACGAAGACCGGCCCCCAGGCCTACCCCGGCGCGGATCAGTCCCGCCGCTACCAGAGCACCTACCGCGGCGACGACATGGAGGTCAACGTCGTCGTCCTCCACACCACCGAGGGCCGCACCCTCCCCGACTATGGCGGCGGCTCGTCGGCGCCGACGCTGACTGCGGTTCCGGTGCCGTCCGCCCTGAAGCTGCGCTGGTACCAGCACTTCGACATCGACACCAGCGCCCGCGCCCTGGTCAACCAGTCGGGCGGCGTCGAGACGAACACCCTCAACGTGTGCCAGGTCGAACTGGTAGGCACCTGCGACCCGGATACCCGCGACAAGTGGATCCGGGCCGGCCACGTCCAGGACGTCGACTTCATCTTCTGGCCCAAAGCCCCCGACTGGGCGCTCCAGGGCGTCGCCCGCTTCCTGGCGTGGATGCACCAGCAGCACGGCGTGCCGCTGGCCGGGCCGAAGTCGTGGCCGCCGTATCCCACGTCGTACGCCAACGGCGGTCTGCAGCGGATGGGCTTCGCGGCCTGGGAGAACTTCGAGGGCGTGTGCGGGCACATGCACGTCCCGGAGAACGTCCACGGCGACCCGGGCGCGATCGACTTCGCCCGGCTGCTGCGCTTTGCCAACGATGCCGCCGGCACGCAGGACCCGCCCGCCACGGGGCAGACCCCGGCGAAGCCGAAGGTGTCGCTGACGCACGTCGTGTACGCGGCCCGCCACGACCCGCCCGCCGCGCAGGGCCACACCACCAGCTACAAGGCCGAGGTCCTGCTGGTGGAGAAGGCGCTGAAGGCCGAGGGCCTGTTGTCCGCCCAGTACGTCGACGGCTCCTTCGGCTCGAAGACCGTCACCGCCTACGCCCGCTGGCAGCGCTCCCCGGCCGGCGGCGGCTTCACCGGCGACGACGCCGACGGCATCCCCGGCGCCACCTCCCTGAAGCTGCTGGCCGCCCGGCACGGCTTCACCGTCACCGCCTGACCCGAGAGGAAACCCATGAAGATCTCCAGCATCGCGAAGTCCATCGTCGCCGGGCTCGCGGCCGGCGCCACCGCCGCAGTCACCGCCGTACAGGACGGCACCCTGTCGACGGGCGAGGGCGTCACCATCGTGCTCGCCGTCCTCGGCGCGTGGGGCATCACCTACGCCGTGCCCAACCGGCCGAAGACCGACGCCTGATGCGGGGCGCGACGGCGCGGCGCGAGTTCTCCCGCCGCCGTGCCTTCCTCGGCGTCATCGGCCTCGGCTGGGCCCTCTACGGCGGACTCGGCATCGTCGGCAACCCCCAGTACGGCCGGGCCCGCGGACTGGCCGACGTCACCCGCTACGTACCGATGGACGTCCTCGGCTGGATGTGGGTCGCCTGCGGCGCGCTCGCCGCCCTGGCCGGACTGCTCGCGAACTGCCCGCGGCTACAGGCCGCTGGCTACGTGGCACTCGCGACACCGGCCGGCCTGTGGGCCGGGGCGTTCGCAGCCTCGGCGGCCACCTCGTACCCGGAAGCCGTCGGCTCGGCGTGCGGGTGGGGGGCGTACACGATCGGCGTGGTGCTCGTCTCAGGGATGGATGATCCGCTGCCGCCGTACCTGAGAAAGGCGGGACGCTGATGGACATCGGGGCACTGGTCGGGGGCGGCGTAGCGCTGATCGTCGGAGTGCTGACGTGGGGCCAGTCGAGGGCGACGAACCGGCGCGCTGACTTCACGACGATCGCGGCCGAGCTGCGGAAGGACCTGGACGCGGAACGCACGCAGCGGAAGCTGCTGACGTCGTATGTCGTGGACATCTGGCGATGGGCCAACCGGGTCGGGCCCGACACCCCTGCTGGCCCTGCTCCCGAGCCTCCTGCTGACCTAGACCTCACGCCCTGGCGGCGATGATCTGGCCCCCACTGCCTTCGGGCGGTGGGGGCCGTTTCGTCATGCCTGCATCAGCGCAGGGCGTCGATGGCCTGGACGATGAGGGCACGGGCGTCTGCCCCGTAGACGGCCGTCGCGCGGAGCTGCTCGAAGGCGCGGAGGTACAGGGCAATCTCCGTGGCCTGGGTGATGCGAACGCGTGCGGAGACCAGTTCAACGCTGACGAGGCGGTCGTCATAGACGTGGAACGTCTCGCGGGGCCACTGCTCCCTCGAGGGAGTGTCCATCGGCAGGATGCCGAGGGAGACCTGGGGTAGAGCGCCGGCCGTGAGGAGGTAGCCGAGCTGGGCGGCCATGGCGTCGGCGTCGCACACGCGGTATCTGAGGGCTGCTTCTTCGACGACGAAGACGAAGCGGCGGCCGGGCTCGTGGATGATGCGGCTGCGTTCGACGCGGGCCCGGGCAGCGGCCGCGCTGTCGTCGACCGGCACCTCTCGGAAGAGCGCGCTGATACCGAGGACCCCGGCTGCGTACCCCTCGGTCTGGAGCAGGCCGGGGACGAGCGAGGAGGAGTAGACGCGGAAGAAGGCGGTGTCCTGGAACAGTCTTGGTTCTCGGCTCTGGAGGGCCTTGAGGCCGTCGCGCACCTGGGTGCGCCATTCCGTGTACATGGACTCGGCGTGCAGAGACTGGGTGATGAGGCCCTCGGCCTGGTCCACGGCGTCGCAGGCCCGGCACCAGAGGCGGATGTCGGTGGCTGTGGGCGCTGTACGGGCGTTCTCGATTCGGGACGTCTTGGCGTGGTGCCAATTGCAGCGGGTGGCCAGCTCAGTGACCGTGAGGCCCGCGCTCTTGCGCAGGTCGCGCAGTCGGTGGGCAACGACCTCGCGCGCTGCCTGAGCGGACGAGGACGGGGAGATGGGCATGAGCTGGCCTGTCCGATGCGTGCTGGGTCAGTGGACCTGGTAGTGGTCGTGTGGTGTGGCCTGAGCCCAGACGGCCTCGAAGGCCTCTGCGCAGAGCTTGGCGGCCGTTGGGTTGTGGGTGACTTCTCCGCCGCCGGAGCGGCCGTCGCCTGTGAAGTGGTTCCAGCGGACGACCTGGTCGTCGAAGAGCCAGAAGTCGTTCCCGGGGAGGGCGATGGTGGAGGCTTGGCGCCTGGGTAGCCAGCGCACGAGCTCGCCCGCGGCCACGTTGGTGAAGGTGTTGTCGTACAGGTAGCGGGTGTATTCGCTGACCGGCTCGGAGACGATGCGTGCTCGGCGGATCACGACCCCGCGCGCCACCGTCTCTTGGACCAGGTCGAGCCAGGGCCTCCACCACGACTTGCGGTTGGCTGGGTCGTGGCGGAAGCCGGCCCGCCAGTCCGCGAACGGGCCGGACTCGTAGTCGACGGCGTAGATGTCGCGCATCTCCAGGTGGACTGCGGACCGGGTGGCGCTGGCCAGGAGGTCAGCGAACTCGGTCGGTGTCGTCGAGGGCATCGCAGGCCTTCCTGATCATCGGCACCATTCGGGCGGGGATACGGATCACGGCTTCGTGCTCGGGGATGCCCAGGGCGTGCCCTGGTACTTCGAAGGCGGCGCACTTCGCTTCGAGTTCAGGGCCTGGCTTCCATCCCTGGAGCACGAGTTCTTGCGCCTCCTCGTCGACCCAGACCGTGGGGGATTCGTGGTCTCCCGTGTTCGGGTCGATGCCGATGAAGAGTAGTGACATGCCAGCCTCCAGCCTGTGGATGTGCAGGACTGTGCACCACAGTCAGGCCGATGGGTGCTGCCGTCAAGAGGGCCTCAAGGGATGTGCTGGCAGGCAGGATGATTCTGTGCACAGATCTGCACAAGTCTGGCTGGCCTGCACATCGCGCTTCTAGCTTCGGGAGGCACGACAAATCCCGGCGGCCGCGCGAACGGTCCCGGGCTTGGCCGACTGGTTGGAGTCGACATGTCAGAGACTACGCAGGCCACCCCCGGGCAGACCATCCCCACCATCTATGCCTGGTGCACCTGGCACGCCGCGTACTCCCACGGCTGCCGCCTGGTCCGCATCGTCGAGCAGGGTTCCAACGGCGGGGGCGGCATCTTCGCCTGTACCCCGTGCCGGGAGAAGAACGGGCTCGTCCCGGTTGCGGACGTGCCGTGAACCCGGCCTTCGTCTCTCCGGCCGAGATGCTGCCGATGCCGCGGCCAGCGGCGCTCAGCCGGGACCAGGTGGACGGGAAGGCGTGTGTCTGGTGCGGCGGCGAGCCCAACGACCGAATCGCCCTCGGCCCGCGGATAAGCCCCATCGCCGGGACACTGAGGCGCTGGCTGCCCCGAGCGTGCTGCCCCTGCGCCGCCCGCAGCGCGACCCGCGTCTACCAGCTCCACGTCCGCATGTGCCCGCGCTGCTCTCACCGGGACTACTGCCCTGACGGCCGCGCGCTGTACAAGCTGGCCATGGAGTATCAGTGACCCACAGATCTCCTGCCTGCCCTGCAACGTGCCGCTGGGACGGGCGGGAACTGCGGTCCCGGTCGGCGCTCCCCGTCGTCGACCGGGGCCGCTTACTTCACAAGTTCGGTGAGTGGCACATTGAGCGCTCTGGAGATCCGGAGCAGGTGCGAGTACTTGATGCCGATGCCGGCCTCGACGCGCTGGACGGTGGACCGCCCGAGTTCCGCCTTCTCGGCGAGCTTCTCCTGGGTGAGGCGGGCGTGCTCGCGGGCCTGGCGAATGCGGTCGCCCTGCTGCTGGCAGGCGAGGCGCTCCCATTCGGGCTGGACGTCGGGCAC